TTGTTGCTCAGGAACTTATAAATAAAGTTAAATTATAGTGTTGCGGAATTAAGGGTAATTAATAATATTTTGCTGAAAAGAGTAGTCTCGTAAGGTTCATTAACAGAAAAGACTTATTTTTCACTTTTCTTGTTTTGCAAAAACGAAGTCTATAATTTGTATGGATATAGTAATATAAATGTTTATCTTTGCACACAAAAAGGAGGTTGATATGGAGCTTAGATTTGATTGGTGGCGTTGGCTCGTTACCATATTGGTAGGTTTCTTCATCATGCTGATGATGTACGGATGCCGGACAACAAGATATGTAGAAGTGGAAAAGGTGGTGCGAGACACTACTACTTACGCCTATTGGGACTCAATTATCAACGAAAGGGTCAAGCTTATTCAGGACAGCTTGCTATCTTATCATTGGGAGCAGACCGAAAAGCAGGTTAAGGATTCCACTTACATCAAGGATGATGTCAAGACAAGGGTAGATGAGAGTGGTAAGGTTCTATGTAAGGATTCTACTCATATAGAGATTAGATACAGGGACAGCAAGGAACTATCCAAGGTTCGTGATAGCCTTATTCATTATAAGGAGATAGCAGAGCGAGCGAGTATATACAAGGCTCAGAGGGATAGCATAAATAGAGAATTGAGTATCGCCCAGACCAAAAAGGAATATATTGAGAAAGACTTGGAGGGATGGGATTTGTTCTATTGGAAATTCGGTATGATTTCCTTTTGGGTCGTTTCCTTGATGCTGGTTACAATGATTTTCTTTCTCACGGTAAAATATAAGAAAAAGTTATTTTATTAGGTTGGTTTTTAGTTATTAAGGTTTTAGATTGGTTTAAGGTAACAACTTATGGAGCAGCTGCCAGTGATGGTGGTTGCTCTTTTTTTTTGTCTTGAAAATGCCTTAGAGTATTAAATGTTAAATTTGCAAGCGGTTTAATGTATTTGTAGTTTTATATACGTAACTAAAATTGTGTTGTGTGTTAAAAATGCGCAATAAGAGCAGAAGAACACATTAAAACCCTTGCAGTTTGAAAATAAATTAGTATCTTTGCAGCGTGCTTTGTTGGTGCTGACACGCTTACAAGAATCAATAAGATTTTCCGTGGCGAAAGCCACATCACGATAATCCTTACCTAGATTTCGGTGTCAGACGAATGAAGGGTAAGGATTTCTTTTTAGAATCCTTGTTTTGAGTCGAAACATTCTTAGATTGCTCTAGGTTAGCAATGGGCAATAATTGTTGGAGTAGGCGAAACACAGATAAGTTAAACAAATAAGGAAACGAGTTATTATGCATCAGATTAGAATTGGTATCAAGCAAGCTAAAATTGCACTAGGCGATAAGAATCGCTTGGTGGGATTTTGTTTTGCCTTAAAGATAAAATTTCTATTCCGTGCATCAGACCTTCATTTTAGATCTACAAACCAAGCAGCTAAAGTGATGGGCTACAACAAGAAAGATTTCAAACAATATTTGGATTTATCAGTTAAATTTGGATATTGTAGAATTGAAACTAACAAGTTCGGTGTGAAGAGAATCATAGCGAACAAGTTGCATGACAGTTTCCAATACAGTTACAAGACAAGACGCTGCGAGATAGCTAAACTTACCTTGCCTCAGTTGAGAAGTCTTTTGTGTGATGTCGTTGTGAGTAATAAAATCAATGTCATTGAAAATGTCTCCAATACGCATTGTAGAGCCGTCAATGGAAATACGATTAAAAGTGTACGTAGTGCCAAAAAAACGGAAGCTCGTATGTTGGAAAGACCATTCAATGAAAAGTACACAAGTTATTCATACACCAGCATGATGAAAGATACCTGTTCAACTAGATACCAAGTTGGGAAGACTATCAAGAAGCTTGTTAAGTCTGGTGCGGTAAAAAAAATAGTCCAATGTACAGAAGTCGGAATAGACGCATGTGCTTGTACTAACAATTGGCATTATTATGATGCGTTTGGAAATCTTATCATCATCTCGGCAAAATATCGAAAGGGTCAACTGCGATGCGCTAACAAATACAAAGTCCTAAAAAGCCAAGTATCTAAGTCGAAGAGTGGAACGAACCAAAAAATTATTGAGCGAAAGATGAAGTGGGTAAAAAATCGAACGTAATAATAGTAGACGAGAGAATCAATAAATAACCTGCACTCGTAAGGGAGTTTGTAAAGGTAAGGGGAATATACGAAGTATATTTCACTTACGTATAGTAAACTACTCGTATGTGTGTGAGGTTGATTAAAGAAACTAAGAAAAGAAAGAAGCTATGGGAGAAAGAAGACAAACGAAGGGGGATGAGCACAGAAGCGTTGCAAAGCCAACTTATGAAGAGTTTACAATGTATTGCTCAATGGCAGGTTTTATGAAAGACAATCTAAAGTGGCTTTATGGTCGCTTCGATGATGTCGGATGGTTGCTTCCAAGTGGTAAAGTCCCTAAGAAATGGGAGGAATTGGTCAAGAAATGGAATTCCTTGAAAAATCCAAGCCAGACTTACCGCAAGCATGGTTTCAAGTTCAAGACCAAGGAAGAGAAGATGCACGACTGCTACGAAGTGTGGACAGATGGTTCTGCAGTACTGAGGACTGATACCAAGCGAAGAAAGTTCACTGGTGGTGCTGCCTATGTGATTTTACACGAAGGCAAGGTATATAAGCAGGGAAACTACGGAACTATAGACACGACAATTAGCCGTATGGAGCTTTTGGCTATCATCTGTGGTGTTGGTCATTGCCCACAAGGTGCGGTTGTGACGGTTCATAGTGATAGCCAATATGCACTTAAAACTTTGAGCGGTGTTTATTCTGCACACAAGAACTTAGATTTGATGGAGAAGTTTAGAAAACATTCCGCTCATGTAGCACACATCACTTGGCGCAAGGTGAAGAGCCATTCGGGAGTTGAATATAACGAGCTTTGCGACAGATTGGCAAACGAAGGTAGAATAGCTGCCGAGATTAAGGCAGGGTTAAGAGTTAATTCAAAAGCTTAGAGAAATGAAGATACGGACATTCGAACTATGTGCCGGATATGACTCTCAACTGATGGCTTTGGAGCGACTGAAGAAGAAACATTCTGATTTCGATTACGAGTGCATCGGATGGTCTGAGATAGAGCCAAGTGCAATAACATTGCATAACGCTTGTTTTCCTAGTCTGTCCGGCAAGAACTTTGGTGATATGACCAAGATAGATTGGAGCAAGGTTGCTGACTTTGACTTGTTGACATACTCAACACCTTGCCAGTCTGTTTCGCAAGCCGGAAAGCAGAAAGGAATAGAGGAGGGAAGCAATACACGTTCCTCTATCCTTTGGTTTACAAGAAACGCCATTATTACCAAGAGGCCGAAATACCTCTTAATGGAGAATGTAGAGGCTTTGGTTCAAACAAAGTTTATCGGGTTCTTCAACAAGTGGCGCAAGGAGTTGGAATCCTACGGATATGTTAACTATGCTAAGGTGGTAAATGCAGCCGACTGCGGTGTTCCTCAGAACAGAAAGCGTGTCTTCATGCTCTCTATACGAAATGATGGTGATAAGATAGATTATCATTTTCCGAGAAAGACAAAGCTGAAGAAACATTTGGTAGATGTCTTGGAGGAAAATGTGGACGAAAAGTACTTTATGAGCGATGCTCTGCTATGTAAAGAGAAATTTGTGTCAAATGAATGGAAAGAGCCTATGAGTGCAGCTATAAGAACTCGCTCTGAAGGGAAGTGGATAAAAGGCGAAATACATAGTCCAAAGGTCGAGCTTGGAAAGAATATAGCCAATACCATTACATCTGCGAGCAAGGACTCCTTGGTTGTGCTTGGAGAGACAAGGTTGCGCATTAGGCGTTTGACTCCGAGAGAACTCTTCCGCTTAATGAACGTTGACGAAGAATATATAGACAAGATGCTTGAAAGTGGAGTGTCGAAGTCAAGTCTTCAAAAGGCTGCTGGAAATTCTATAGTCGTAGCATGCATGGAGAGAATATTCAAGGAACTTTGGTTTTCTGAGAGTAATGTTAAGGTCGCTGATGATGGTCAGCTATGCTTATTTTAAATATTGACGATATGATGTTTTTAAATATTAACGAGAAAAAGGAGAAAGCAAATGCTATCTCATACAAGATAGATGAGTACATCTGGGGACGAAAGGATTTTGCTACCGATTGCCCCTATGGTGAGAAAGGCAGATACACCAATGCAATTAATAAAGTTGGTGATTTGGGGTGTAATACTTGCGAATGGCAGGTAAGACATGACCCAAGTACGCAAGTTGTGATGTGCTCCCATCCAAAGGTGTAGAAGAGCGAGATTAAGAAACTTTTTAAGGATATGTGATATGGATAAAGAGAAATTAAAGAATGATTACGAGAATGCTTGCAATGCTTACTTGAAGGCATTCTGTGAGAAGCATGAGTTTTACGGATTAGATAATACGGAGACATTTTGGATAGGTGGCCAAGTTGGAGGAATAGCCAATTGCGGTGATTTTACCTTCGATATGGCTACTATTGAAGCTAGTGAGTTCAATTTGCCTATTCCAAACTTCGACCATTGGCTTATGGGGTGTCCTATAACACCAAGTAAATGGTTCGAGAATATGCGAGCAAAGCGTAAGGAGTTTGAGGATTTGTTGAAACAAGAAAACGAAAGGTTGAAACATGGAAAGAAGTAATCTTTTTAATCATTTGTTGAGGATATTTGATGAAGGTCTCAGTATGAAGACTACCGAACTTGAATATGGTACACTTGAAGTTACTGTAGAGAATCGAAGCCAAGACAAGAAAATCACATTCTTAGCAAAGGGCATGGAGGATGCCAAGCAGAAAGCAGCGGAATGGCAGGTTGGACAAATGCTCTTGAATTGCGATGATTTCGAGGAGATTGTTATGTTTTTGGCTCAAAGAAAGAAACTTAAAAAGGAAATGTCAAATGGATAAGAATTTTAGAAGTTGTTTTTGTTGCGTCCATTTCTTGGAAATACAAGATTCAAGTATAGGAAATGTCTTGATATGCAAGAAAGGTAGCACTACGAAAGTACAAGGGAAGCGACTGACAGAAATTGCTGCAAGGTGCAAAAACTACAAAGCGTAAGGCACACGTTAAAGAACATAGTAAGACGAAATTAAGGATAAAGGTGATAGTAGAAAGAGTGTTTGAGAAAGAGAAAAATGTAAAAAGTTTAAAATAAATGGTAGAAACTATATTAAATAATTAAAATACATTAATAAAATAAAGAAACACATTAAAATGCTTGCATGTTTTGAATATTCTTTGTATCTTTGCATTGCAATTAAGAAACAAGGTTACTAATTTTAAAAAGGTGAGACACACCATAAAAACTGGGAATGATGACAAAAAAGGAAATAATAAAACAATGGTTGGATGAGCCGAAAGTGAGATATTGTAATAATTCTAGTTTCACTTTGGGTTATGGTGATGGCTGGGATTGGGTTAAAGATGTTCTACGACCAGCTATCACGAAGAACGCTATGTTTCTCAGATTCTTGGAGTATGGTTTCCGTGAGATAGAAGAGTTTTTGAAATCAAAAACCGGAAAACCGAGCGAAGAGGATTGTTCCTTGTATTCTGTTGGATATAAGGATGGTGTCAATGATGCCATGATTGCAATTAAGAATAGATTTGAAAATTTAAAATAGGAGGTTAAATGGATTTAGGAAAGGCGATTAAGACAATGAGGGTAAGCAAGGGCTTGACCCAACGACAACTTGGTAAGGCTATCGGTTGTAGTGAGACAAATATGTTGTTTATGGAGACCGGAAGAACGTTTCCACGTAAGAGTAAGATTGATGCAATATGCAAGGTATTGAAGATTCCGATGTCTTATTTGTTGATGTTCTCTATTACACCGGATGACATTCCCGAAGATAAGCAGAGTTTGTACACAAGCATCGTTGAGCCGATGCGTAACGAATTTATTAGGGAGTTGTTGCGATGAAGAAATGCTATTATTTTGTGGCTAAGTATGTCAAGAATGGCATAACATGTACATGTACAGGTACACAAGAGACGATTGAAGGCTATTTTGATTTTGTCAGTGCTGGAAATTTTATAGCACATGAACATAATGTTGATTTCGAAGGCGTAATTGTAACTTTTTGGTCTGAGATTAATTCAATAATGTTAGATAAATATAGGGAAACATTAGGAGAGCAGAAAAATGGTTGAATTCGAGTATGAAGGCAGTATCATTTTGAAAAATTACGATTTCCATTTTATGCCTTGTGTAGGGGATAAAGTCGTAATTAACAATCTTACATACAAGATTAAGTCTCGTGTGTTCAAGTGCCAAGGAAAGACAGTTAAAGTTGTTTTAAAAAAGGTTGATAATGAGAATACGAATAGTTAAATATGTTTGTGCCGATGGAGTAGAAAGAGGTATCTTGGAGTATCGCAACCATTGGTGGGAGAAGTGGGAGCCATTGCATCAGGAAGGCAAGCTGGCTTATGTCTCATATATGGGAACGAAACCATATAAGTCATTGCAGGAAGAGTGCTTTGATGTACTTGGGTTGAATGAAGAACAGATAAAGGTTCGTGAACAGATGTCCCGTTATATCTTGGATGCCGAAGAGGTATACATTGGTGCAAGAATTGGTAACGAATATCGTATCGGCTATGATGTTGATAATGATGAGAGTTTGGAAACGCTTAGGAATTTGGAGGAATAGTTATGTTCGGAAAGATTTTTTCGGTTAAGACCGATATTGTATATCGTAGAGAAGAGAGTTTGAATCTCTTCGATGGCAAGAAGAAACTTGATAAGGTGGTGTCCGGTCGGGTATTCAAGGAGCAAATCAAGTTCTTTGGTTTTACCATCAGAACAAAGTTTTTTTATCAGATTTGCTGTCCACAAGTCAATATGAATGATACTCATGAGGCTTGCACATTGAATCGGGTCGAGGATTTGGTGAGAACGGAGTGCTATAATAAGGTAGTAGAATATTCAAACAGAAAGCATCATGCCTAGTGTAAATTGTTTCCGAAGAGTCTTATTGAACGTAGGTGGTAAGAAGATAATTATCAGTGTTCCGAATGGAATGACCGAAACAGAAGTAAACAAGGTTATGGTTATTACTAGAGGTTATCTTCAGCAATATGTCTATGTTGAAATGGTGTTGGCAGAGTGCTTCATGCAGAAAATCGAAAAGAGTATTCTGAAGAAGAAATGCGTTAGGTTTGAAGTTAAGAAGAAGTGGGTAGACTGCAAGAAGAACCTTCGCAAGGTGATTAAGTATTATGACGCTTATGTTCCTAATGCAGATTTCAATAACGAATTCGCAATGACGTTCTATGACAAGATTAGTGAAGACTTATACAAGTTGCGAGATAAGCTTGCGGTGAGGTTACAGAACTTAGGAATTGGTGAAAAATCGGGAGTTTATGCAAATGCAATCATCCTGTACAATCTGACCAACCTTTGTTTGGGAACTTACGAGAATATCATCCGTAAGCTGTTTGAAGAATTGCACGTTAACTTAATGCAAGCGTTCAAGGACTTTGCTCCTATCTTGGCCTTTGAAAATTCTTATGATTTCATGGCATTAGTGATGGATAAGGATTTCAAGAGATTGGCTGACCATTTGATGACAAAAGAAATTCTTTCTTATTTCGATAAGGTAAGAAAAGGTGTCTTTGACGAACAGACTTTGAATGAGGCGGCTATCAACGCAACGGAAGACCTGAAGGACGATGAGAAAGATTTACAGCGAACTTACATAGGAATTAGTGACTTTATGAAGAGTGGCTATCCTTTGGAAAGAACAACAACCAAGAAAGTTAGCTAATGAAGATAGAGTCAAGCGATTTTTTGCCTATAGGTAATGAATTTCAGAAAATCTTCGGAGTAAGCTTTGGAAAGTTCGTTGATATGCGGTTTCTTTTAGCAAGAAAAGAGTTGGTCTTCAATTTGCTGAAGTTCACAGATTGGCTTGAAGAGTGCTATCCGGATGAGTGTTCCATTGATGGAGTGAGTTATAATGAGGTAGTCGAGCGAAAGTTTGGCAACCGAGGTGTTAAAATGATAAAGAAGATGATAGGATGAAGTACATGGGTAGTAAGGCTAGAATCGTGCATGAAATATTGCCGATTATGCTGGACAAAGAGCATGATACGTTTGTAGATGCTTTCTGTGGTGGCTGTAGCGTTATTGAGAACGTTCCGGACACGTATCGAAGGATTGCCAACGATAAGAATAGGTATCTTATCGAAATGTGGAAGTATCTTCAGAATGATGGGTTTGTCTTCAACCATATTAGTAAGACGTTGTATAACTTTGCAAGAGACTGCTATCACGGAAAGAATAAATTCTTCACAGAAGCAGGTGTCGGACTAATTGGCTTTATGGCGAGCTTTAATGGACGTTTCTTTGATGGTGGCTATAGCGGACATAATGTTGTCGGCAAGAACGGAAAGGCAAGAGATTACATAAGGGAGCAGATAGAAAATACAATGCGTGATGTGCCTCTTCTCAAAGGTGTCGAGTTTTATAGCGGCAGTTATGATGAACTTGTGATACCGGATAAGAGTATAGTATATTGCGATATACCTTACAAAGCTGCGAAAAAGTACGATGTGTCAAAGAATTTCGATTACGAAAGTTTCTATATATGGTGCATGGAAATGGCTAGAAGAGGACATAAGGTCTTTATCAGCGAGTATCAGATGCCACAGGAGTTCAGATCTGTTTGGGAAAAGGAAGTAACAAATTCTCTTAACCCGAATATCACAAAGAGACCAGTCGAAAGGTTGTTTACTATTGATTAGAATTAGGATGAAAGAAACTTATTGCTTAGAAGATGTGCTTTACAATACAAAGCGTTACTTCACGTTGGAGAATGGAGTAGTATCAGGAACAGAACTTGCACAGGAAGACTTTAATGCATTCCTTGGTCTTGCAAGTCGGCTTGGTTATAATGTAGTGAAATTATGAAAAGGCGAGTAAACAAGGATTGTCCGTTCTCGGCAGAAGAATTGGATGAGTTCAGAGCTGCCTTGTATAATGTGAATACATCTTTTCACTGCTGTAATGCAGCTCCGGTAGACTGGGCGGCAGGATGGCAGCGGAATGATATAAGAAAGACGAGGTAGGATTGCCATAAGCTACCAAATACCCACGTGTCAAAGCCGTGTGATGCCTTGCGTGGGGGCGGGATTGTAAACTTAGGAGTCACACGGCTTTATTTTGAAGTTTCATAACTACAAATAGCCTATCGCTAATGGTTGTTCCCTTGGGCAGGGAGATAGTTAATACCGCATCGTAAGATGTGAACACTTAAAATTGCCGATAGCCATTGGCAAATGCCCATCAGTCAGCGACAGAAACCCTTGGGCAAGGTTGGGAATGGTGCACAGTCTTCAAATTCGCATCTGTCGCTGACAAACGGATGAGTGGCATTGGCAACTGAAAGCAATGCGACCCTCGCAAACTTGGAGCGGATTTTCTGATTAAACATTCCGTGTACCAGGTCACTGGGGAGGTGTTGACACCAACAAGGGTTTAAATCCCTTGTCATCCACTAATTTTAAAAGGTAAAATCATGAATGAGTATTGTAAGAATTTGATTTCAAATGGTGTTCCTAGCTGGATAGTAGAGGAGGCTTATAAATTTACAATTGAGCCTTTGAAATCAACAGAAGGCTTGGTTGGAATTGATAAGGAAAATAGTGAGCTATATAGAAATGTCATTATCGCAGCCTACATTGAGGGTGCTAATGCTACATTGGAAAAAGTGCAAAGATATTATGGCGGTGAGGAACATAGTTAGACAATGGAACGAGGCAACAGGAGGATATTCGTACCGCTTCAAAGGTGGAGATATTTTCCTTCGCTTGGTAAAGGCTGATGGTATTTATGAATTGCGTAACCCTATAGGTTATGGTGTTCAAGTAGTCAAATGCAAAGACTTGGATGAAGCAGATGCAAAAGCCAAGGAAGTGCTAGAAGCTTTTTTTGAAGACAAAGTTAACATAAAAGTTATTTGATTATGGACTTAGAATTGTTGATTGATAAGATAGACTTTAGTCAAGGTGCAAGGCAGGTAGCCAAGCAAGCCTTGGAGTTGGGAATGAAATATCAAAAAGAAGGTGCTTGGCATTCTGTTGAAGAGCTGCCTGAGTATAACAGACGCATTGTCGGTCTGACCAAGGTTCGCAAGCGTTTCAAGCATCTGAATTTCTTAGGCGAGGAATGGTGGAATAGGTTCACGAAATCAAACGCCATCTATAAATGGGCTTATGTGGACGATTTAGTTTGATAGTAATCGTAGAAATCCATAATGCTATTTTGTTTTAAATGTTTGCCCCATCACTATATATAATAATGTAGTGGTGGGGATTTTTGTGTTAACGTCAGTAAATTATTTGTTTATATTATTATAGTGTGTTAAAAGATATAAGAAATACATTAAATAGTTTGCATATTTCGAATATTCTTTGTATCTTTGCATTGTAATTAAGAAACAAGATTACTAATTTTAAAAGGTGAGACACACCATAAAAACTGTAAGAAGAAAGTGGAAAAGAATAATGCTTATGTAGAGGTATTGGTAAAGATTGCCAACCTCATGGGTAGAACAAAGGAGTCTATCCAGATGTCGTCTTCAAATACTCATACGAGTATTACGATGTTTGCCGAAAATAATAGCAAGATTATAGGAAATTGGTATTTTGATGCTTCCGATAGCAAGGAGTTGGTGGATGCTACCTTCAATGGTCTGAAGGCTTTGGTTGAGTCTCTTGAGCACAATAAGAGCAATGACGGACAAGCAGCGTAAGTACATAGAAAGTCTTATCAAGAAAGTGTTTCGTAATGCAGATTCGCAGAGCGAAATACTTTCCAGATTGGATAGGGTTAAGATTTCAAGCCATCAAGCTTCAGTAATGATACATGCATTGAAGTTAGAGTGCAATATCGGTCGCTCCGTTCCGGCATATATGTTAATGGCAAACAATCTAAATTCAAAAATGGATGAGTTCTTTAGTATATTAGGGTACGATGAATGACGTATTCTTCAAGAAGAAAAGAAGTTGATATGAAAAAGGTAATTATGATAATAGCCGTTGCCGCCATTTTGGTAGGTTGCAAAGGTAAGGGTACAAGAGTCCAAATCTCGGATTCTGTTGACAAATTCAAGGTCGAGAAATTGTTTGTTGTAGATAGTATAACAGTGTACAAGTTTTATGACAATGGAAATGCTATCTATTTCACTAACCGGAAAGGTAGGGTAGATGCGACCCATTCCGAGTACAATCCGGTTACTCACACATACAATGACGAGGTTAACGAAACTTTATGTGAAGGAGACTGAAAATGAATAAACGAAAATGCAAGAAGTTATTCTACAAGGAGAGTACTAAATGGCTTTTGAAAAGAGGTTGGACTGACGGTTATATAAGTCCTAATACTATAAAATATGTAGTAAGAAAGTTAGAAAAACTCACAAAGTTAAAACTTTTATACTACTTACATAATAAAGTTGAAGAAGATTACTTTATGATAAGGAAGGAGGTGAACAATGAAAACATTTGTCTTTGATGTTATGCTCAACGGAAGATTTGTCTGCGCATTAAAGTATAAATATTGTGCGCTCTTCCCCATAGACTTTGAAGAATTAGAGAAGTTCGTCCTTAAAAAGAGACCTACTTTGAAAGGTAAGGATTTTAGAATTGCATTTTGATTATGAAAGAATATAAATTAGGCGATAAGATTGTACTTGAAGTAGTGCAAATTTCACAAAGTCAAAGTAAACGTTGTAATGGTTGTTATTTCCGTGAAAATAACTGTTTGTGCCCACATTTATTATGTGGTGGTTTTGAACGTTCTGATGGAAGAAATATAATCTTTAAAGAGATAAACGAGTAAAGGTATGAGCAGAAAATTAATGAATTTGGCTTTGATGTATACTGCTATCACGGCTTATGCTAGTGAGTATCCATTTGGACACCCTAGCCCTAGACTTGATACACCGAAAGGCAACATTCCTTCCGATAAGCAGAAGTGTCAGCCAAAGGCGCAGCATGAGTTCACCATCAAGGGGATAAAAATTATGGCAGCTTCAAAGAAGGATGCTATAAAGAAGTTTAATCATCGTAAAAAGTAAAACGTATGTTATACGAAGCACAACAAGGAACAAAGGCTTACGAATACGTTAAGAGTATTCTCGATGCTGAATTTGAAGAGCATAAAGCCTACATGAAAAGAGTGGAAGAAGCCGTTGGCTTCGAGTTTGAAAAATATCAGGGCTATCAGCCTAATAGAACTCTCACAAGAGTGTACGAGATTACCGCTATATGGGTTCTTTCTGAGCGTTATGATACCTTAGATAAGAAGGTGTGGAAGAAGATAGACGGTGTAAAAATGGAGGACGGTTACTATATAGCTATTGCGCCTAACAAGCGTAGTAAGCAAGGTAAGGCAATAGCAGCAGTACTTACATCATATAAATCCTTTACTCATCATTTCCAGATATTGAAGGAACTGAATATCGAAGTTCCGTACGTCAGCCGATTCTCCATCACCCAGCTTTTACGTCACAAAGACCGCATTTTCGTTTACTTCGATAATAGTATTAGAGCTGAGAAGCAAAATCCAGACTTCGTGGAAATCACGATAGGTGAGTATGAGGATTTCATTAATGGCAAAGATTAAAGCGTATGTCACAGAAATATATAGTTGGTGATGTTGTTATGTATGACAACAAAATCATGGTAGTCAAAGAGCCAAGAGAAGGAAGCCACTTTGACTTGTCTTGCCCTAAAGAAGGATTGGTGTACTGCTTTGTTGGTATTGATGAAATAAAGCCAATGCTCCTTACATCTGCCATTCTTCTTAAGAATGGATGGAGTAAGGGACAAATATACTTTAGGCATAGTCGTATTCCAAGAATTAAACTTTGCACAGACGGCGGTATTAGTTGGTCTGTTTCAATAAATAATGATATTATGGGAGGGTATATCAATTACGTTCACGAGTTACAGCATATCCTATTTGCTTTTAAAATCAACTTAGAAATGGAGGTGTAGGTGTATGAAGCTAGTTATCGAACCAATGAATACGCTACCTTGCCGTTTGGAGGTATTTGCCATTAATGGAAAGAATGCTAACCAGAATGATTTTGTTTATGCGTATGACCATGACATAGAGAACGCAGAGACTGATACCTGTTCTGATATGCAATTAGAGTTCAAGTTTATAACAAAGGAAATACTTGACAAATATAACATAACGGAAGAAGAATATAGGGTCATCTGCTACGAACTAAAACGTGTGCTACGAGAAGGGAAATGTGATAGTTGTTACATTACACGCATCTTAGTACAAAAATATAGGGCGTTAGCAATAATGAGAATAATAAGCATTTAACCGCCTTCGGGCATAAAAGATATTAGTATGAAAATAAGTGATTTGGTTAAAAGTTTAGAGAAAATAAAGGCAAAACACGGAGACTTGCCTATTGCTTTTGAGGTAAGTGATGATGACTGCTGTCCTATAAAGAAAATACACGTCAAAAAGATATATGACGATGATAGTACCGTTTCAGAAGCAGGTTTCTGTGAGGTAAGAAACTTAGGTGATGGGGAGAAGTATTTAAACATTAGCGATATGTTAGGTTAACGTCTTCGGACATAATTTTAAAGATATGACAAAAGAAGAATTAAAAGCAAAGGTTGCCAAGCAACAAAGTATCATCAATGATGCTAACAATCAGATTTGTTCTGATGTGAAGGAGTACATCGAAAGTCTTCCATACAAAGTTGGAGACAAAGTTAGCTGCTCTAGATGTGATGTTTGTTGGATTGCAAGCATTGTTCCAGACCGAGGTTATAGAGGTTATACTGGCGAGATTGATGTAAGAATCAACCCTGCTAAAAAAGATGGCACTCGCTCCAATAGAGAGTTTGTACTATGGAGTATGGAAATTGATAGTATCAAGAAGATTAGTTAATCGTTTTTGGGCATAAATAGTAGTAATATGACAGTACAAGAATTAATTGATGAATTATCAAAGGTAGAGGATAAGACTATGGAAGTCAACTTCCCATATTCTCATGGTACACAAGAAAATGGGCAACCCATGAATGTTGATAGTGTATCAGTATTTGATGATTGTGTTGTAATTTATTAACCATCCCTTATGGGATATAAATATAAGTAATAATGAAGAAGATTAGTACAGAACGTTTGGCAGAGCTTCTTAAAGCTGAATACAAGTTAGACTTGTTGGAAGCAGGTGGAGTTGACAACTGGGATGGCTATGATGTTAGCCTTAGTTGCGAGTATGACGATGAAACGGAATCTTACTTTGATTTCAAAAAGAAGTCAGACGAGGAAATTACCTCTGAGTTTGAAGATGTTGAGTAACTAACTACCCTCTCTTGTAAAAGGGAGAGGGTAAAAAGAAAAGAATATGAGATTAAGTGAATATAAAGCAGGTACTATCTTAGTTGCTAGTGATGGTAAAGTGTTTATCCATGATGGCTTTGTTAACGCTGATGGATATGGTGTGATAATTGGTGAGGATTCTGATGGAATGATTCAGAAATCCAATGGTATTGGCAATTGGATGAAGTGTCACATTAAAGGTGTTGCGACAAAAGAACAGATTAGTGGGTTCTTTGCCAAGGTTCGTAAAACACAGAAAATTATCAATTACTAAGGAGGGTAAAAAAAGAAGAGAATATGGATTTAGTAATTACAATATTAGGTTGGATTGCATTAGGTGTTATATCTGCTTATCTGTTAGCAATAATAGGTAAAATAATCTTTGATGCTGCAACCGCTGATTATAAGTTATACAAGCATGTAAGATTGTGTCGCAAGAGATTGTTAAGAAAGCGATATGAAGATTATGCTTGGCTATTATTCCAGTTAGAGAAAGATACGGAAGTTTTCAATCTTACTCATAACACAAGAGATTGGACTTTTGAAGATTGGAGAGAATTTTATCTTAAAAAGGTAAAGGAGGATAAGCAATGAGTAAAGAAAAAGCGATAATTCATATCAATAATGTTTCCAAGATGATTGGCTCAAAAAGAATAAAATTGAGTGAAGGTATGGCAATTCATATTCAAAATGAGTTAGTCCTGGCACTTAAAGAGTTAGATTGATTATGATAAGAGAAGAATTACAAAATCAATTCGGCATTGCTATCTGTGAGTATTGTCGTAAGCACGTCATTTCCGAATATAATCTTCGAAAAGGATGGGTTTGCGAGAAGAGTTATCATAAGGAAGCACAAGATGGCTACGCAGCAGAAAATAACATAGAGTTGGAGGATTGATTATGATACAAAAACAGACATGGAAGGACGAAATCAGAATTTTAATAACTGATGAAGAAAATCTTGGTTCTGTTCAAATATCCATTCCATTATATGTTAGTGATATTTTCGGCAAAGCTGATGCTTTAATATATGCACTCTTTGTTGATGATACTCATAGAAGATGTGGCGTTGCAAAACGTCTGTTACAACTTGCTGAACAACAAGCTAAGTTAAATGGAGTGAAAATAATCGGGTTGGAATTTAATAAAGATGAATCTGAGAGTTTTGTTTTCGAATGGTATCTGAATAATGGTTATAAGCCATTTAATAAGGAAAGTAATTTATTAATTAAAAAAATATAGTATTAGTTATGTCATGGTTAGCAGTAGATAAAGGTGGCTGTGAACATATTTTTGCAGAAAAACCTTACAGAAATGAAAGTAATACATTATGGATTTGCTCTGTCGTATATTTATATGGGCAGAGGTACGCAAATACCGGTTGCTGTTACCTTCCTAAAGGAAGCATTAAGAAGCTCATCGGAAAAGAATTGTCTTGGAAAGATGAGCCTGTCGAACTTAAAGGAGAATAAGTAATGAATGAAAAGATTCAAAAATGTCAAACTTGTTATTATGATAATAGGTGTTATTGGCAAGAGTTAGCAGACCATATTCCTATGGATTGCAATGACTATAAAAAGAGGGATAGGAAATGAGCAAAATGAACGTCAAAAAGTCTCTTCTAGATGTTGTTAAAAGCAATAACTTAGAGATACTAAAAATAGATTTATTCAATGATTTTGAGTTGTTCGTAAGGGAAGGCACTAGGGAACGTAATGAGTATTGCAAGACTTATGCAACATTAGACGATTTGGATTTTGATGTAGAGGCTTTCTTGCTTAATGATGAAGTACGTGGAATTGTATACTGCCAAGATAAAGACACAAAAGAACCAGTGTGGATTGAACCTTGGAGTGACGAATGCTATTCTTGGTGGCAGATTAGTAGAGTTCCTGCCTTCTATAAGGATAGACTTAAAGATTTAAATATGAAAAAATATGAGTAAAGTATCGGCACTAACAATTATTGATGATATGATTGAAAACTATACTAGAATGATGAACGCAGGAAATAAGAAAGTTCTTGTAGTTCACGCTAGAAGTTTTCTAAAACTAATCAAGCAAGAGTTAGAACTTAAAGAAGAATAGTTATGGAAAGAATATTCGAAGTAAATATTAGAGTTACTATTGATTCTAAGTGCAATGATAGTGACGATAATATTATAGAAGAACTTATGTATGGAGCAGATAAATATTTCTATCCATATTGTTGTAATAATGAACATATAGAGCATACTAATAGTACTGCTCATAAATTAAATAAAAAATGAAATCCCTTATCGAAGACACGTATTATTTGGAGATAAAAATAAGTAGCATATGGAAATTGTAATTTTATATATAAGTGTTAGTCTAATTTACATCTTTCTTGTTTGCTTGGATGGAGAAGATGTAAAACCGAAATGGAAACAATGGCTAGCTGACAAACTAGGCATCAAACCAAAGATAGAGGTTAGATATATAAAGCCACAAGTCGTTAAGCTTCGTTCAAGAGTTACAATGTCGAATATAGAAATGCAATACTATTGTCGTGACAAATCTGGCATGGAGCAATTGAAGAGAAGAGCAATAGAAAGTGTGTACGATGAAATTCTTAAGGGAATGAAGGCAAACGAATTGGTTTCCATTTCGCAATATAATGACATTTATAGTAATAACACTATTTATGAGGGGACATTTGAAATTTATAAAAACAAGTAGTATATGAAGATAAGACAAGCTAAGAAAATCTTGAATATGATGGCGAAAGGAACGGACACACGTTACTTCGATTCAAAATATACATTCAAGAAAGAGAGTAGATTCATTCCTAGATTAAAGAATCTCTATCAGAAAGCAACTATCAGATGGAATAAGGTAAATATGCCGAGTGCCAACGTTAGTTTGTTTCGTTCAATTTTGAGAACTTCAAAGGAATGCAGTCGTTGTAAACATTTCAATGGTATGCTTGCAGGAAGATGTACTAAACTACATAAGTATGTTGAAAGCAGCGATTGGTGTCATGGAACGTTTTTCCATAGAAAGTGAGGTTGATATGAAAATAAGACAAGCTAAGAAGATAATGAAGCAAGTCTATAAGACTAGATATTGGGCATATAGGCAAGGCTATTATTGTGGCAAGAAGGATGCAGGAAAGCTAGCTGGAGACCATCGTTTGTTAAAGGCTATGCGTCTAACAAAGAAGTGGGAAAGTCGCAAGATACGAAATGATGTGAATAAAATACTGGAGAAGAATCCGTTCAAACCGAGGGACCTTCAACGTAGTGCTTTAATATTATTGAGATATGGATGTAGCAAAGCTTAATCAGGAAATTTTAGGCGTAGATTTGGAATACAAAAACGTCTATATTAATGCGGAGAACACAAGAATGATACGTGCCAAATTACCTTATGGGTATTGCGATTTGGTTCGCACAGATGTGTGGAATGGTCGTGTGAATCATCCGGAAGAGCATGATATTGTAAAATATACGGCAATCTCTTGGTATATGGAAGAATTTGTCGGTGGAGTTGATTTAGGTCGCAACTACATGCATGCTAAATATAAGTTCTTTGAGTTGGTTGTGAATAAAAAATATATTTTGGAAATGAAACATAAGAAAAATGAAAATGCTAGATAATAAGTTAATCATAGATATTCCTAAAGGAATGGAAGTGGACATTGAAAAAAGTGACTTGAAAGTGGGCATTATAGCATTCAAGAAGAGACCATTCAGCTATGAGGATGTTATATCTACTTTAATAGACCGTGGCCTTAGCCCTGTCGTTGCTAATGTTACTAATAGTAATGTAGAGAAAATTGTTGCATTGGATAAGTTAATGGATATAGCTAAGTGTTATAATGGAGATTGGAAACCGGATTGGAATTCTAATGAACATAAGTATAATATCATGCGAACCCGTGAATATGGTATTACTTCTTGTAGTAGTTATAACGAGGGAGCTATTTACTTCAAGAACAAAGAAGATGCCCAAGCCGTTATTGATAATCCGAATTTCAGAAGCATTCTTGATGCAATCTATAAGGACTAAGGCTTATGAAGGAAATGTTCTTTAAAAGTGTAAAGTTCCGTGAAGTTCAGCATTTGGCATTCTCGGATGAATATATAACTGCATACGTATCGGTGAACCATGTTCCTAAGATACACCTAAGTGTAAATACACCTCGTGATGAATATGGGTTTGCGAAAGGTAAATCAAAGCGTTACTTTAGAGTGGGGTTTGGAAAATGGCTCACCGAACGAGCGTTTGTTAAGAAATATTTTAGTGAAGAATAAATGAATATAAAAAAGTCAGATATGGGAAATAAGATTAATGTAGCGGAAATCCTAAAGGATAAGCCGCAAGGAACTAAGTTGTACGACTTATTACGCAATATAGACGTAGAGTTAGATAAAGTCCACACAACAGACGTTGGTACTTATATAGAATGTACATCAACTAATGAAGTAGGCAGTACTCTTTTGTTTGATTATTCAAAACTAGGTACAGAAAAATGCTGGCTTGAAGGCTTACGGATTCTCCTTCCTTCTAAGAATATGCGTGACTGGGGCAAGTTCGCCTGGAAGAAGGGCGATTTGCTTATCAATAGTTGTGGATTTCAGTGCATTTTCAAAGAATGGGCATCTGATGATTATACAAAGTTCAACGGATGCTATTCTAATAGCAGGGATGGTTACGAAGACGTATCAAATGCAGAAACAGCTAAGTTTGCCAAGTTAGATAACAATATTGCCTATGGATATGTCAGAGAGATTGAAAGAAAATTAGGAGGAATATTAAACCTCACCACTTTGGAGATTGAAAAGCAGTATGAGTTCAAGGATGGTGATATAGCTTTTGCCGACTATGGTAATAGACAAGATGTATTTATAGTATCAGGCAAAACCGGTTTATCAGAAGGTTATAGCTCATTTATTTCTTTAGATTTAAGTAGTCTAATTTTGAGTATGGCATGCAGAACTACTTTCTTTAAGAAAGACATTTGTAAACTTCGCCTTGCCACGGAAGAAGAGAAGCAGCAGCTCTTTGATGCTCTCGAAAAGGAAGGCAAGGCTTGGGATGCTGAGAAGAAACAGATTGTGGACTTGAAGCCAAATATTGAACTCAAGCCATTTGATAAAGTGCTGGTAAGAGACTTTAGTAGAGATAAATGGAGTATAAGTTTCTTTAGTTTTAAAAAGGAAGACTTGTACGTATGCATAAATCATTGTAGTTGGAATCAATGTATTCCTTACGAAGGCAACGAATCATTGTTAGGTACAACTAAAAATGTGGAGGTAAGTTATGGACGAAGCTTTTAAGAAAGAACTTATAGAGCATTGTAAAAGGCAAATGCAACGCTTTGAGAGAATGGGAAGAACAGATTCTTTCGCATATAAAGAACATGCTGTTTTACTTAGTTTTCTTGAACGTCCATATTTACCTTTTTAATATAGTAATAGTTATGATAGACATAAAGAAGAAAATCCAAGCCGCCAGAGATTACGCAAGCAAAAGCTATCGTGTAATCAGAAAGGTTAGCAAAAACGGCTTTATTGTTCAAAGAGATAAAAATGCCGATAAGCATTTCTTGGATGGCATTGATTGGGCAGAGAAAGAGATATTCAAAGATTTGATTCATAATGCTAACGAAGTTCCTCAAATTGGCAGAGGAAGGATTCTTGCATACTCAAGAGACTGCGGTTATAGAAATCTTTACAACCTATACGATATGATGTACAAGACTGATTGCGGCACATATCAAGAAATGTGGGAATTAGAAGTTAAAGCTTACTATTTGGATGGTTGGATATACGCAGATGAATTGTTTGACTTAATTATCAAAGGAGGTGAATGCAAATGACCGATGCAGAATTTAATAAGTTTGTGCTTATACTAGAGAATGAAGCGTTTCGGTTTGCAAGAAGTCAAAACGTATTAAAGGAACATCGAGGGGTGATAGAGCAGTCTTTCAAGATAGGAGGGATGTTCATCCTTCGAGAGTTGGAAAAGTATTTTAATCAAAAGAAGTAAGCGTATGATATTATATGAGAATCAATGTTTTGAGCTTTTAAAAGCTTTGTGTTATAGTGTCCCACAGAATCCAAATGTCGGTAGGTTTGAGATTGCAAACGTGATACTTGACACATTACAAAAAATAAAAGATGCGGATTAACAGCTTTCGGGCACAAATTTAAAGATAATGACAAAGGAAGAAATATTGGAAAAGGCATCTGATTTTGAGGATGAAGATGAGTTTGTGAAGTGTGATAGATTGCCGTTCACTGAAGAATTGTGGCTTTTACATCAGCTAGTGTATATTGGCTTGTCTTGTACCTATACAGGTCGTGGTTATATAATTGAGAAACTTAAAGATTAGTAAAATGGAAGCAAATGATTATTTGAAAGCCATGCAAGCTATGGACGAATTGGATAGACTTGTAACTAGTGTTTATCCGGATAAGTTCAAGTTGGTCTGCAAGAAGCATGGAATAGATGAATGCGAGGCGATGAACATGTATTCGTACTTGCAAAAGATGCATAAAGGTCAGTCTTGGTTAGTTAGATACAAGCCATTGGAATATCTAGAGCGTGTATTAACACTAGCCAAAGAAGCTTATGCGTCTTACATGAACAACGGCTTGATTCTAAGTATGGTCAATTTTGGTGATAAGTACACAAGAATACTTGTAATATTTGAGAAAGATGGCGTAAGAAGCCAACAAGAATTTGACCTTAGAGAGCAAAGAACATATGTTGATATAGCGGACTTTATTGGAAATGGTTACTCCATCGTATCTGTTATCCGTCAGTCTGACAATGTTGATAGCGAAAAATTTGTTGGAGAAAAGGATGAGCGAAGTCATAGTATTCCTATTTACGATGGTGATGTAATGCTTTGTTACGTGAATAAACCGGAATTTTGGAGTTCCGATTGGCGTAATAGCGGACTTTATATTTGTGAGAACGGCTCATATCATAGATTGCTATACACCCCGAATAAGGGGTACGTAAGACATGGAGAGCCTGATGTAGATGAAGACTTCACCCTTGATATTGGGGAAAAATCCTTCAATAGTTATGTTATGACTTTAAGCCAGTCTTGGTATAAGTTGGGTAATGTTCATGCAGGTATAGGCTTTTTGAAGGAGAAAGAATAGAAGAGTAAAAGGAGAGGAATATCATTTCCCCTCCTTTGCCCTAATCTCCAGCTCGATAGGCTTGCCGCAATGGGGGCAGATGATAGCCGGATGCGATAAGGTTTCACCATCAATAGCAAGGAAACTAGATGGCGAGCAACCACAAATACTAGCTATTTGTTCTACTTTCGCAAATGAAATTGAGTCATTATTGATTTGTTGCGATAAAGCTGATTGGGTAATACCTAACTTTTCAGCTACAGATGAAATGGTTTGCCCATGACTCCTAATTATTTTCTTTAAGTCCATACCTTATTATATATAAGTGAATACTAATATTTATTATGCTGCAAAGATAGCTTATTTTTTTTTAACTGCCAAAGAAAAAGAGTTAAATATTAGAATTAGCTAATAATTAGTGAATAAATGTTTAGAAATAGCTTATAAGTGTTAAATAAGTGGTAATATTAGAAATTTCTTATAGAAATATTTGGTAATATTAGAAAAAACTACTATCTTTGCAATGTCTTTAAGAGATAAAGGCTTTAAAGTTTAACTATTAATTGCTGCTATGCAGCCGAGTCGGCACTCGTAAAACGGTTTGAGGATATGACAACTTCAATTAAGAACAAGATGAGAAAGGTAATGCAGTTGGCACATAGAGCCTATCAGTTGAAATCAAGTTCAATGTCTTGGGTTGAGTGCTTGAAACAGGCTTGGCAGGTCGTAAAGCTTGAGGCAGCGATGAAGACCAAGGTAGTAGAGTTCTTCTTTATGAAGATGAATGGTGAGGTAAGACAAGCCTTTGGTACTCTCCTTCAGAGCCACATTGACTATACTCCAAATGGTACAGGGCATGCAGCATCAAGAGATTGCATCCGCTATTGGGATGAAGCAAAGGGCGCATGGAGACAATTCAAGGCTTACAACTTCTTGCGAGTTGCATAAAGATATATTCACGTTCTAAGGTGTTTGGCGAGGCTTAATAGGGGGTGTGCCTTTAAACACCCCTTTAGTTTAGGACTTTTAAAGTATTTGAGATATGGAGACAATTGCTAAGTGTTTGAAAGAAGTGTTCTACAAAGGGCATCATATTACCAAGGTGGAGGACGTATTCGGTCAGATTGCCGTTCGCATTGATAATGTTGTTGAACCAGACTATGCTAGCATAGCCGAGGCGAAACGGGTAATCAATGGTAAAGCCCCAAAGTGGTTTAATGATGGTTATATGTGGGACGAAGCCAGCAAGAAGGTTGTAAAAGACCCTAACGCTTTCCGATGGGAGAAGTAAGAAAAGATAAGGCAAAGAACTTAATATAATTGATTATGGAAAAGTTTATTGATGGCAGTTATGAATTCGAGACAACAAACGAGTTTCCGGATGGCTATGAGATTTGGGCGATTGGTCAAAGAAATTTCGAGCACAAAGGCTACGTACCATTGTGTGAGGTCGATGAGAACTACAACGTAAAAAGAGATACCTTGAAGGCTTTGAAAGTCAAGGATGAAGCATTAGCTTTGACTTTGCTCTATGAAGCCGTTAAACGAGGTGTTAATAAGAAAAAGTATAACAGAATGATTAATGCATAAGAAAATGGATGAGAATTTTCTGAATGTGCTCTATATCGAGCACACGGATAAAATAGGTATTCTAAAGGACGATAAGGACGAAAGGGTATCAGTTATCCTTGGGACGGACAAAACGCTTGTAGAACGCAAGAGAGAGGGTAAAACGTACCTTCTTGTACCTTTGACAAAGAACCATACATTTGTCTGCAAGGATGATAGCATTGATGTGGATGGTGAGTATATCAAGAGTGAAATCTTCTTCCGCAAGGATGCTTGCCAATGGATTGAGATTGACAAAGAAACGTTATCTAAGGTAGCGTAAGAAATAATGATGTTTAAGCTATGAAAGTATATGTAGTAATTTCTTCATACCAACATGGATTGGGTGAAGCAGTGGAGGTTGATGCAGAAGTCTTCTCTACCATAGATAAGGCAAGAAAGGCGATAAGACACAAAGGAATGAACACTTTGGAGAATTACAAGCGAGTTTTGGATTGCGATGATTATCTATACAATATCTCAGATTCTTTCTTTCATATCTCAGACAGCGAAGGAGAGACGTGGGATAATTTCGATATTGTAGAACGAGAAGTAAAGTAATAAGACTATGGATATTAAGATTATCAAAGACATCTTAGATGATGCAAAGGAGTGCGGTTGCATTGCAGGTATTTCACTCTCTAATGGGCAGTTAACTCATGCAAACTTTAGCAAATCAAAGTTATTTGATTTTACTGCCGATGTTCTTTATAACAAAAAAAAGCATTTGATAACTATACTTGCTGAGAACGGAAACAGAGATTACATTGATAGTGACTCTATCATACGTATCTTTATTAGAGAAGGTGTTTAACAATTAGTTATAGGAGAATATGGATGCAGGTCATGTGAATGTGATATTAGGCGAAGCCGAGGACAAAGGTCTTAGAGGAAGTATCAACTTGGTAGGTGGAGCAAAAATAAGTTTCGACTTCAATGGTATTGGTATTGAAACATCTTTCAATTGCAATACAAAGAACAGAACACTTATGATTGGAAGTGGAAGTACAGTAGTGTTTACACGTAAATATATTGATTGTAGCTCTATCCAGTATATTGAAGTGTTTGAACGTACAAAATAATTATAGGAGACAAGAATATGAATATACTAGACTATTATGAGGTTGTCACCTCAAAGATTTTCAAGTTGGAAAGCATGAACGAGGGGCTTGTATTGATAGCACCGGAGCAGGAGGTAGATGGAGTCCGTTCCTTGATGGTGGGATTATATGTGCCAGAGCATGAACGATACAAGATGTACACTTTCCGTTCATCTATGAACGAGGGCGAACTTGGCGACAAGTACAAGGCGATGGTCGGCACGATGAATGTACTTAAACCGGATTGGGACAGAATTAGAAAGAAAAGACGGAAGAGGATTTAACCTCTTACCGCCTTAAGGATGCATTCGTTGATGAAGTCACTCTTGTTTCCGTCTAAGGAATTGAGGATGTCGAGCGTTTCTTCTGTGGCAGAAAAGAACATACGTTTAGCGCATTTTTTCTTGCGTCCACACCCTTCTCTTGCACCTCCCCATGACTTGGTTGTCTTTTCTTCGTTTGTGCCCATACGTTAAAAATTTGGTGGTTTGAAATAAATTTCGTACCTTTGCAACGAAATCCCAAGGTGGGAGGCGGTGGTGTGAACACTACCTCCCTGTTGGAAATCTAAGCTTTACAATTCAATTGTAAGAGCAACTTTGATTTTCCAAATCCGAACTGAAATGTAAACTCTCATACGGCTTTGGGATTTCATTTCACCTACTCTTTCAGGTTTTCGGCATCCCCTTTGCAATCTCTCATTGATTACACAGCAAAGATACGAAAAATATTTGAAATATGCAAACTATTTCAAGATTATTTTAAGAAAACATGAAAATAAATTAGAGTTTCCTTGCATTTCTCGAAGGTTTTTATTACCTTTGCGAATGTAAACATCAAAACAATGAGCTTATGAAAGTATTATCAATTCGTCAGCCGTATGCTTGGTTAATCGCTATCGGCTGCAAGACCATTGAGAATAGAACATGGAATAGAAAGTTCCGTGGTCGTTTCCTTATTCATGCTAGTCAAGCTAAACCCGAAAAACTTGACGGATGGCAAGAGAGCGCAATGAAGAAATATTGCCAAGAACATGGTATTGTTATTCCAGACTTCAAAGACTTGCCAACGTCAGCTATTATCGGCAGCGTAGAGTTGGATGATATTCAGTATCATGAGGCTTATCCGGATGCATTTGCTGAAGATTTCCAATATCATTGGTTCTTGAAGAATGCTAAATTGTTCGATGAGCCGATTAGAAACGTCAAAGGCAAGTTATTCCTCTGGGATTATGAGTATAATGAAACCGAAATGTAAAATAACAATACTTTTGTAATAAAAATACAAGTCTTTGAAAATTAGCGCAAAAGTATTTGTTCTCCTATGGGTTAGATAAGAAGTAAATGTAAAAATAAAGAAAGCCTCAACCTCTAACGAGATTGGGGCTTTTACAGTTGTCCTAGTGTGTCTCACCATTATTATTTCGTTCAATCAAAGGTAAGATACCTTTCTCCTTTAGGAACTCATAGAGAAAGAAACGCCCTTTTTGAGTCCATTTCGTGTTGTATTTGATGGTTTGTTTTCCATCATTGTGCGTAATGGTCACTGGCTCGCTATTCACATATCCCTTATCCAAATATTGGCGGTACAAGACCCATTGGTCAGAAACCTTGTGCTGGATACCATGCTCATGCAACAATTTGTTGAATGCTTGCGGACTCATTCCGTAATCCTGCGCCATTGATGTAATCACGCTTGTGCTCTTGTTCTTCATCATCACATCGAAGTAAGTAGTCTTAGGCTTCATTGTTGTAATCTGTGCGCTCAGTCCGACAATCTCCTGCGATGCCTTGGCAAGTTCCTCTCTCTGTTGCTTGTTCTCCAAGGTCAGTACTTGGTTCTTCTCGAACTGGTCAGCCCAAGCTCTTGCTGCTATAGCCGGATTGGTGAAATCGGGCAAAGATGGAACACTCTGCATTCTTACCTTTTTCTCAACCTCAATGAAGTACTTGCGAATCATCCTACCTTTCTCATTGTTCTCAATCATACACAACTCCTTCGCCATGTCTAAAGATAGGGCGTACTCCTTGCTTGGTCTGCCACCTTTTGAGTTTTTAAGATTTTCCTTAAAAACCTCATAGTCTTGATTTTCAACGAATCCGTACTTTTCAATACGCTCTTGAATCCAATTCGCAAATTGATACTTGCTACCCAACTTTTGGTGCAGCTCTCTTGCATTGATGGCTTGCTTACCATCACGTTCTTCTACCTTGATGAGTTCAAAGCCTTCAACCTTGATTTTCTCACTTTGATTTACGAATGCTCCCAGCATGGGTGCATCATTCAAATTCTTTTCTAAATAATCTTTCATTTCTTAATTTGTTGATAATTTATATTTGGCTGTGGTGGAAACGAAAAGCCCCATCCGCTAAAGTCACGAGTGCGGACAGGGCTTGTGTCATTCATCCACTATTGTAGAGCGATGGACGGAATGACAATACTCCACGCTTGGAGCAAATGAAAATATTTAATTTTAAATTTTAAAAATATAATCTATATCCTCATTAGCCGTGCTCGTGACTTCACAACCTTGTTATTTTCGGCTGCAAAGTTAATGCTTTTCTTGTTAACTTGCAAACGCTTTAGTGTTTTATTTAAAACATTAACGTTTGTTTTGCTTTGGAGGACTTCTGTCCTCACCAGCACGACCAATTCTTATGGCACATTTCTGCACATTACTTCTTCTTTCCATTGCTCACGGAATTTAATTGTTAAACATCAAAGATAATGTGCAGTTGTTTCGGTGTGCCTCACCATATATGTTACGCTACCATTGATAGCATTTCTTTTGATTGCATCTGAATCCATTGACAAGCATCCTTGCGGAAAAAGATGTCAGAATCGAGCTGCTTGCCATCCACAATGATGTAATTACCCTTATACTCAAATTTGTGGTTTCGGGTCAATGGGACTAGCAGATAGACCGCCATGTCCTTTTTATCCAACACCAGTGTAAGGTCAGTACCCAATATATGTGAAATAGTGTTGTCTTTGTCGTCACACAATACACCAATCTTCTCATCGTAGCTCACGTAGAGAGCATCCATTAAATTCTTATCCATATCTCTTAAATATTTAATGTTCAAAGTCCGGTGCAGTTTAGCGTGTGCCTCACGAAATCTATTACAAATCACACTCGTATGAGTATTGCTTTTTCAGCTTGTTCAATGCGTTCTCGGTAACGTAGTAGATGTTATCGAAATATTCGCTTTTCTTGATGCTCCGGCTTTCCTTCAGCTCTACCTTGTGATTGAATGTCACTTCGTAGCGGTTAGCGATGCTTGTAATCAAGAAATCGACCTCACGCTTATGTCTGTCCAGCTCGGTCTCTTTATACTCACCACGCTTGATAAATGCGTCCTTGTTCGTCTCTTCGATGGTTGCAACCATGTTGCCTTGCATCACGATAATCTTTGCGCTCATATCTAGTTTCTTTTTAATCGTTAATAATCTTGTTATGCTACGCTCATAAGGTTTGCCTTCTTGAAGCAACGCCATTCTTCTTTCTCGGTATCGAAGTACACTTGGCAAGTGTCATTCATCTTGCGACCTGCACCCTGTGTAGCTGGGATAACCTTCTCACTCAATGTGCCGAATGCCTCACGCAAGCTGCCATCAACCTTCTGGAAGTAGAACTTCACGATGCGCTTCTTCATCTGACCCTTCAGCTTGATGTTCATCCAAGCGACCTTTAAAGCCTCGCTCATTGTGTAGCCATTCTTCTTGATGAACTGCCAAGCAAGCTTCATTACCTCACTCAATGTATTTCTTAATGTAGTAGCCATAATCACTATACCGTTTTACGAGTGCCGACTCGGAGGTGCAACCTCAACTAAATTAATAATGTTATTGTGACCTTTGTTTCTTAATCACGATGCAAAGATATAGATTTATTTCTATACTACCAAATAAAAATATAAGTTTCTTTCTATATTTAACCTTTATTCACGTTTATAGCTCGATTTCTATAATATTTTTAATTTTATAAAGATAAATCTATTAATCCTTTGTACTTTCAAATCTTTTAGCTATCTTTGCACCATAATATAATATACAATTAATTCTATAATATTATGGATATAAAGAAAGCAATAAAAGAAAGCGGGTTTACCATATCAAAGGTTGCAGAAAAGTTGGGTATCGCTCAGCCATCATTAACCGCTCAACTTATAAATGGTACTATGTCTTTATCACGTGCAAAAGAGATTGCCGATATAATAGGTGTATCTCTTTCTGAGCTTGTAGCGGACGAAAACGAACAGCAGGGTGCTTCCCTCATCTGCCCTCATTGTGGCAAACCGATAACTTTGCATATAGATAAGTAACGTGGGGTGTTCTCCACTAAGTTCAATTATTTAAAAGTATGGGATTATGAAGAAGGTCTTATATTTTATTTCTTTTGTTGTGCTCTTGTTGACTAGCTGTACATCAAAGGAAAACAAAGCTGATGCCCTTATTAAGGCAAGAGGGTTTGAGTGCGCCAATGTAGAGAAGTTAGAGGAATTTCAATGCAATCCTGCTTCTGCCGAAATGGTTATGGTCGCTTATAATAGTTTGTGGCGCAACGACTCGCTGTCTAGGAATATGTATTTGTCTAGTAGTAATATCAATTATGTTTATAATGAGATACAAAGACAAGAGCAAAATGCAAAAAATCTGTTGGAAAAAGCTGATGAGATTGGCATGATTAATAATCATACAGAATTATGTGGTTATTATGTTGTTATCTCTCCTGATAAGATTAATGGTGCGTATATAGACAAAAATAAAAAATGTACAAGATATGAAGTATTCTTCGATAAAGATGTCGAACGTATCATAGGAATACATCCAATTCATAAATAAACGAATTAACAGGTTTAGTGTTGTAAAGTTAGTATATTAACAATTTAAATAAATGTGATTATGAAGAAAATAGCTTACGTAGCCATTATTGTAGTAATTGTTGCCATTTGTGGTTACGCAATAAAGGTTGCCTCTGAAAGAGACAAGATGATAGTTGAAGAGTGGGAACAACATGAAATACGAGCTATTTCCAAGGATTCCTGTATGCCAAAACGTGACTTGGTTTTAAAAAAATATTTTGGCAAAAGCTATAAGGTGATTGATAGTCAGTTTTATAACAATAAGGGTTATAATGATCAGAAAGGTAGCTTTAGTGATAAAGGAACTGTAGAGGGTGTTGTGGAAGGAAAAAATGGGAAATTTGCGTATGATATGAAAGTCTTAATTCCTTATAGGAATCCTAAAGATTGGAATTTGGAATCGTTGATAGTGAAAGACTTGAAATCATGTCATTATGTATATATCGTGAGAGATGGGAAGCGTGAAGACCCAAGAGAATACGAAAAAGCAAATGCTATCAGTTCTTCTAGTGAGACCGATGTGTATGTTTCGGATGAAGACTTGTATTCAATAGAGGATGCTCTTCAAAAAGAGTGGAATGTTAGCAATGCTACAAGTTCCGTAGGTGCGGAAAGCTCCAATGTGTTCAAGGTGAAGAAAGAAAGCGTTAGTGGACGTGAGGTCACTGTTTCTTATTCTTTACGTTCAACCTATGGTGGTCAGAAGAAATTCGTTGATTTGCATGGTGTTGTCAAGAAGAATAGTGATGGCTCTTGGAATGTCGTAAACTTAGGATATTAACAATTTAAATAAATGTGATTATGAAGAAGAAAGTGATAATTGCCATCATCGTAGCTATCGTTGTGATAGGTGGCGGAATTGGTGGCTACGTGTACCATTCCAACCAAGTTAAGGCAGAGAATGCTGCTATTTGCAAGTCTAAGGCTAAAGATATACGTATGTCTTCGATTCGCCTTATATATGGACTAAAATTTATAACAGCTGATTATATTACGAATTGGAATAGCTCAATAGAAAACGAAGTGGCAATAAACATGAGTAATAAAATCGTAAGTTGCGATGATTTTTCTAAGGCAATGTTTTGGAGATGGTCTTTTTATGATAAGGTTGGGTCTTTTCAAAGAGTGGATAGCTGCGTAAACAAAATGGCAAGTGATTTGTCTTTATTGGCAAAAAACGAAGAGTCAGACAAGCAATTAGTAGAAAAATTTGAAAAAGAATTAGAGATAATTGAAAAAATCAAATCTTTAACAAAGAGACCAACCGGAACGCTTTTAGAGTATTCTAAAAACGTATCTTCCTTGTTTAGCAAGCTCTATGAGCTTGATGATGAAATATCAAAGACTGTCTTGATTGAAGAGTTGCATGGAAGCGAACGTGTAAAGTTGACATTATGTGATGTTTGGGGAGAGGGGTTGTTGGACTACCCAAAAGCAAAAACAAAAGTTATAAAAATAACGGCAAAGGACTATGTTTTCATAGACTTAAAGGATAATCTTAATAAATTATCAGATTAGCTATGGAGCTTTACTTTGTTATGATTATAATAAGGTGTAATTTTAAAAATAAGTTTCTAAAAGAAAATAAAGTTTAAAAGAATAAAGAAATACACTAAATAATTTGCGTGTTTCAGAAATTATGCTTACCTTTGCAAACGAAATCAGAAATGGTTTAGCCGTGAAGTCGTGAGCATGGTTACTGGGATAAGAAGAAATTTAGAAGTCTTCGGACTTTTCTATACTTTTAGCCTCGTTCGCTACTCACGACAATAAGCGGACGGGGCTTTTGTTTTGTCCCAAAGGTAAGAGGCATACCTGTAAAACTGCCGTGTTTAATTTTAAAAGTAAAGAAAAGTATGAAGACAATTAGTTTTAAGTTGGTTGGTGTTAGTCCATTGATGTTGAATAATCCGAGAACAGTTTCTCCTTTCGATGCTTACTCAAAGCAGATTTCCGGTTTGACTGCCAAGCGAAAAAAGACGGAAGAAGACCAATTGAAGATATGCCGATTGAAGTTCTTGGCATCCTTGTATCAGAATACAAAGGGCGAATACGTTATTCCTAGTTCGCACATCATGCAAGCCGTTAAATGTGCTGCCAAAGAGATTCGTCTTGGTGCTAAGGTTGAGCGTTCTTTTGGTGTTATGGATGATGGTTTGTTGAAGTTCAAGGATGCGGACAAAACTCCTGAGCAACTTTACGAGCTTGGCATTTATGTAGATTGCCGTGCCGTTGGTATTCGAGGCGCAAAGGTTCTTGCTACTCGTGCGATATTCCCAGAGTGGAGTACTGAATGCACTTGTTGGTATGATGAAAGTCAATTAGACCGAGACCAAATTGTTAAGTTGTTCGAGGTTGCTGGTCTTAGATACCATTTAGGCACATTCCGAGCAATGTATGGTAAGTTTGAGGCGAAAGTGATAAAATAATATTGGTTTTCCCCACATGGTGCTAGCGGAAGTTCGATTCTTCTGTGGGGAGCTAGATATTTATCGTTTAGTACAGTTAAGTAAAGTTTAGTTTTATAGTGTATAGTTGAGTGAAGTCAACAAATGGTTTCTCTGTATGGTATTCATCAAGGTTCGAATCCTTGACAGAGAACAAAGTTAAAATAACGATTATGGAAAGTGTAAAGGAATTAACAAATGAAGTGCTAGGAGCGTTCGAAGAAGAGCTAATAGCTAGCTTTGACGAAGGTCAGCTTATTCCACATAAGTGGCTCAAAGAGAAGTTGGGTTTACCAAAACTTGCTTTTGAAGATTATGATAAGGATGTAGATGCTTATATTGAGGCTATCCAATTACAGCAATTTACGTACATGGCAATGGTTGAAAAATTGCGTGAGGACATGTTGAAAAATAAGCAATGTTGCCTTCGTAATGTTTGGGGCAATGGCTACGTGATTGTTCCTAGCAACGAGCAAGCCAATTACGGCTACGACCAAATGATGAGCGACATCAAAAAGGCATTAAAGCTAGGTGCTGACATCATAAACAATGTTCGACCTTTGCCTATGGAAGAACAATCTAAGTATTACGATACATTGGCGAAACTTGCAAAGGTTCGTGATGTATTTGCTAATTTTAAATAAAGGGCAGTTTAGTTAAGTGTTGTCCAGTACAGCGCAGTATAGTGTTGTGCAGCGAAGCCCAGTATAGAACTGTTTAGTATAGTAAAGTAAAGTGAGCCATCCTTTAGGGTGGCTCTTTTTTGTTAATTGTGGTTAATATAACAAAAATGTTACCATAAAATTTGGCTATATAACAAAAAAGTTATATCTTTGCATTGTCTTTAGGACAAAAGAGGTCTTTTACTTATTTATTAATTTCTTCTATATATGATGAAGACTAGTCAATTAGTGAGAAAGCTGACCCAAGCAGGTTGCTATGTGGTTCGGCATGGTGGTAATCACGACATTTGGTTTAGTCCAACAACAAAACTTAAATGTCCAGTGCCACGGCACGGCAGTCGTGAAGTTTCTCGAAAGACTTACGACAGTATTCTTGAAAGATTGCTTGGGCTTTAAGCCCAGCAATTTTTCGCTTATATAGCAAGACGTTGATATGGGTTTAAGACCTCTTTTTAAAGTTTAGAATCGGGATTATGGCAACAAAGGTAATTATACAAGTAGAAAAGTGTAAAGAAGAAAAGAATTTTTCTTGCTATATGGTGGATAAATTTCCAGACTTCCATTTAGTCGGATTTGGCAACTCTGCAAAACAAGCGATGGATGATATTTTTGTAGCAAAGGAAGAGATTAAAGAGCTTCTTGAAGAAGAGGGAAAGCAAATGCCTGAATTGGTGTTTGAGTTCCGGTATGATATAGGTTCTTTCTTCGATTATTTTTCATATCTGAATATAAATGGTGTCGCAAAGAAAGCTGGCATTAATGCTTCTCTGATGCGTCAGTATGCAATGGGAATCCATGAGCCTAGCAAAAAACGTAAGCAGCAAATTCTTGATTGCTTACATGGAATTTCAAAAGAATTACAGGCTGTCGTGATTTGACGGTCTTTATATATAGAAGAAAAATAAGTAAACAACCGAGCCTTCTGCATGTGAATGTGGAAGGCTTTTTTGTATCTAGACATTATTCTTTGCACTTAAATCTTTTGTGAAATAGCACCTTTTAATTCATTCGATATTCCTTTGACTATTAGCTAATTTTGCCAAATAAAAAGTAAAGAAATGGCAGAATTAAGATTTGACGTTCGAGCAAATTTCGAAGAGGTAACGAAACTTCGTTCCGAGTGTGAGAAATTGAGGGCTGAGTTGTTGAAGACCAATAAGTCAACCGACCCAGCTATTGTTGCGGATTTGACGGAAAAATATGCGGATGCTAGCAATCGCTTAAAGGACTTGACACAAGCTGCTTCAAGAGCCGCTTACGTGATGTCTTCCGAGTTTAATAAGAAGATGCAAGCAGCCGCAAGGGAAGTTTATAGCTATGAACTTCAAATGCAAGCTACCAAAGACCGAATAGAGAAAATCCAACAGCAAATCACGAACAAGAGATTAACTCTAGGAGTTACAACGGATAAGTCATCCATAGATTCTTTACAGAAGAATATTGACTATTTGAAAGGTTCTTTGGCAGGTCAAACTGCGCAATTAAAGAACCTAGAAGGAGGTGCTGTCGGTGCTCGTCAGACCTTGGAGAACATGCGGAATGAGTATGTTTTGTATGCAGGTTCAGCAAATCCGGCAAAAGATGCCACAAATATGTTGACCGATAGCATGAACCAAATGATAGAACGCATGAAGTCTGCTCCTACTGCCGGAGAGGGTATGTCTAGCTTGTTTCAAAGGGTAACTGGTGATGCTCACATGCTTTCGGCTGCTTTGCTTGGCGGTTTAGGATTTGAACAACTGACAAGTAGTATTTTCAATACTCGTTCCCAATTCCAACAACTTGAAATATCTTTCAATACCATGCTTGGTAGTTTGGATAAGTCCAAACAATTGATGGATGAACTTATCCAAACGGCAGCTCATACGCCTTTCGATTTGTCCAGTGTTACGAGCGGTGCAAAACAACTTTTGGCATACGGAACGGAAGCGAAAGATGTTAACAAAACCCTTGTCCAGCTTGGTGACATTGCTTCGGGCTTGAACATTCCGCTTGGAGACCTTGTTTATCTTTATGGAACGACCGTTTCGCAAGGAAGAATGTTTACAGTGGATTTGCGTCAGTTCATGGGTAGAGGTATTCCTTTGGCAGAAGAGTTGGGTAAAATTTTACACCAAAACACAACGGAGGTTCAAGAGTCTGTTTCCAAGGGTAAAGTGACATCAGACATCTTCAAGGAAGCTATCGCCAACATGACGCAAGCAGGTGGACGCTTCGGAGGCTTGATGGAACAGCAATCAAAAACTTTGGAGGGTCAGTGGAGCAATATTGGTGACTCCATCCAGCAGATGTTCAACGAAATCGGCAAAAAATCCGAGGGCGTGTTCTCTAGCGGATTGTCAATTATTTCTGCTATGGTAGAGAATTGGCAAGAGGTTATAAAAACTATTGGTACAGCTATAGTAGCCGTTGGTTCTTATCGTGCATCATTAATGGCGGCTGCTTCTATTCGCAAAGCAGAGGAAGCGCAACAAGCCGATGATATGATGAAGGGAATTGATGCTGAAATCAAGCGTTTGCAAGACCTGGAGAACTCAAACAATAAATCGATGGGTAAGGACAAAAAGCAAGAGCGAGTAAGCAAACAACAAGACTTGGCAAGTGTTGTTGGAGATACCGCTGTGTCCGATGATTTTGTAAAGGCAAGGTTAGATGCAGCCGAGCAAGAGGGCGTTATTTCGGCACAAATGCGTTCCCAACTAGAAACGAAACGTGAACTTTTACAGGCTCAACAACAAGCAACGGCACAAAGCCAAATTGAGCTTGATGAAGAAAAAAGAAAGACAGAGGAACTTCGTCAACAAAAGATAGAATCTCTTAAAGAAGATTTGAAAACAACCACGGAGAAAATATCAAATCTTGATGATAGGGATATTGAGTTGGCTAGACAATATACAGCAGCCTTGAATGATTTGCAAGATGCCCAAGATGCCTTTGCTGAGGCTCAAAAATTGGTTGAGGAAACTGCTGGTGGCGCAAACTTAGCTTTTGATGCAGAGGGTAATGCCGTGAATGCGCTAGAAGCAAAAGAACGTTTGGAAACGACAACAAAACAAGTGAATGCTGCTCAAACAAAGATTTCGACCATTGAAAGCGAACGTAAGACGATTGCTCAAACAAAGGAGAATTTAAGTAAGCAACAGGCTACGATACAAAATAATATTAACACTGTTTCTCAAGCTTCCAATACCACTGCAAAGAAAGCTGGGATATTGGCGACAACAACAGCCACTGTCAAAAATGCGCTTTATGCAGCAGGTACAAAATATACGACTACGGTAGTTAATCTTTTTTCTAGTGCGGTAAGAAGTAGTGGAAATGCCTTGAAGAGTTTATGGGCGGCAATGGCTGCTAATCCAATAGGTGCATTGATAACACTGGGAACAACTTTGTATTCCGTATTTTCTATGTTTGGAGACGAGACTGAAGAAATATCGGCTGATACTTCTCATTTTGGCGAAACGGCTAGTCTAACTACCAATAAGGTAGAAGCCTTGTTAAATGTAATGAAGAATACTGATAGTAGTACCGATGCACATAAAAAAGCAAAGGAAGAGCTTATTGGTGTTTATGAGCAATATGGTGTTAAATGTGATGGTGAAAAGGAAAATTTAGAAACTTTAAAAAACAAGCACGATGAATTTACTGCATCATTACAATTGGAAAATGATGAGAGAGAGAGGGCAAATGCCTTGATGTCCATAGCTTCCAAATATGAAGAGGCACGCAAATCTTTAGACGATAAGTTTGCGGATGATTTAGGTGGAAGTTGGTTGGATTTTGGACAACATATCAAGAAGGAAGATATATCTGCTGTTCAAATGATGTTTAAACAGATTGTACCCGATAGTACGATAGAAAAGATTGGCTCATTAAAGAAAAGTATGGATGATGCCACAAAGGGAACTTTAGAATATGCAAAGGCGGCACAAGACTATGATACCGCTCTTCGCTCGATGTTAGTACCATTTGAAGAATGGGGAAAAAAAATGGGATACAATAGTTTTCAGTTAGCAAGTTTGAAGAGTTCTATTTTGCGTCATGTTGATTCTGTAATTTCGTTGAAAGATAGTTATAAGAGAGCCGAAGAAGCGGTAAACAATGTAATCTTAAAAGGAGTTGATTGGAGTAATACACAAGCTCGAAATAATTGGGTAAATAAGCGGAATAAGATGTCCATAGACGAATTAACTTCTTCGACGGAACAACTTATTAGTGTTTGGAGTCGAACTTATGGATTGAATTTACTAATTAACGTTGATGATAGTAAAATTCCATCTTGGATGAAGTCAATGACAGATTCACAGTTGAAAGACTTATTGAATAGAAGATTACGAGACACCAAAACACAAGGTGATTATAAGAAAACGCATCATGGACGTAATTTAATTCTTAAAACAAATGGTGTATTTAGAAATCAACAACAAAGTTTCAATGATGCACAATTAGCAAAATGGGAACTAGACAAAAGAAATGCAAATAAGAATGGTAGAACAATATCAAACACAACCAAGACTACACCTAAGAAAACAGGTGCAACGGATGACCCACAAGCAAGAGCGTATGAACGCAAGAAGGCTGAGGAGGACTATTTCAAGTCTATTTCATCCTATTCGGAGAAAGCTATCCAAGACATGACCAAGAACCGCATCAATGCGATGAATGAGGGCTATAGCAAGGAATTGGCTCAGATAACGGAGAATGCCGACAAGGAGAAAAAAGCGGTAGAAGATGGTATAGACAAATTGGTTGAGGCTAGGAAAAAGCGTGACCAAGCTGTTTGGGTTAATTCTGGCAAGGGTCGTAAGGCTAATATGTGGAAACAGAGCAAAACCGATGAAGAGTATAAGAATGAGGTTTTGAATGAAACCATGAAGGATAGCAAGGGTAATCCGGTTAAGGTCAATGGCATGAATATGACCATAGGCATGAGCGTTGCTAATCAGATGAATGCAATTCGGGAAAAGGCGGTAAAGCAGAATGAGGATGTACTTGCTAAAGAAGCGCAAAGCATGTACGATTATCTGAAGACTTATGGCACATTCCAGGAGCAGAAGTTAGCTATTGCTGCCGATTATGCTAAGAGGATTAGCGAGGTAGAAAACTCTACGGATTCGGACTCAAGCAAGCAATGGAAGATAAAGTCTTTGAAAGAAGAGCAGAAAAAAGAGGCGGATTCGGTTGAGGCTAGTGCTATTATGCAGAAGATAGACTGGTATCAAGTCTTCGGAAATGTTGGTGGCATTATGAAGGATGCGCTTGTTCCTTTATTAGCAGATCTGGATAAGTTCGTAGGTACGGATAAGTTCCAAAATTTGGGAGCAGACCAGCAGAAGAATATCGTTGATGCTATGCAGAATATCCGTAATTCGATTGGTAATACAAGTGATTTAGGTTGGAAAGACCTTGCAAGGGACGTTGTAGCTTATCAAGAGGCTCTGAAGAATGCGAAAATTGCTCAAGATGAATATACGGAAACGGAAACCAAGCTTATACCTCGCATTAAGGATTTACAAAATCAGATAGCGAATGCGAAAAAGTCGGGTAATGTTGCTGAGCAAACAAGGCTACAAGAAGACTTGAATAAAGTTCAAGGCCAGTTAGCGGAGTCCGGAAAGAAGATTGTTACGGCTAACACAAAAGTTCGTACTAGTGGTCAGAAGTTGGCTCTAACGACACAGAATGTGACGCAACCGATTTCCGCTATCCATGAGTTCCTTTCAAATTCCGGATTATCTGATTTGGAAGCTCTTTGGGATAGTTTCGATCAACTTAAAGGTGGAATTGACGGATTGAAAGCTTTGAGTGAGGCTAAGAAAGCGGCAGATGGTCTGAAGGATATGGGCAAGGAAGCCGCAGATGCAGCCGCAGATGCTGGAAAGGATGCAGGAAAAGCTCTAAGCGAAGGATTATCACAAGCTGGATTTATAGGTCAAATCGTATCTGCCATCTTGAAGATACTTGATGTTTTGAAAGATGGTATTGGAACTTTGATTAGCAACCTTCTTGACACTGTTTTTAATGCTATAAGTGGAATCTTGAAGAATATCCTAAGTGGTGATTTTATCACACAGATAGGAGGGTCTTTGATAAGCGGTATTGGTAATATTCTCAATACAATATCGTTTGGTGGCTTCAATAGTTTGTTTGGAGTTGGTGGAAACGCAAAAGAAGTAAACCGGACTATAGACAAATTGACGGCTAGGAATGAAATCTTGACGGATGCAATAGACAGATTACGTGACTCTATAGACAAAACTAGTGGTATCAAAGCCGTAGAAGACGCTGAAAAAGCTGAAAAACTTCAAAAGGAAAAAGAGCAAAACTTAAAGGACATCATGGTGGCGCAAATGGGTTATCATGGCTCTCATGGAAGTTTTAACCATTATTTCCGAGGATTTTCTCAAGAGCAAATCAATAAGGTGTCTGAAGCGATAGGTAGACAATGGAATGGAAACCTAAGCGATATACGGTCTGCCGATGAAGCTAATGCGTTGTTGCAAAATCCGGATATTGTTAACAAGATTCAGAACACTGGTAAGGGAAATTATGGAGGAAGAGTCCTCGAAAAGTTGAAAGATTATGCGGCTGAGGCAGGAACATTAGAGGATATTGCTGATGACCTTGCAGAAAGCTTGACGCAAATATCTTTTGATAGTTTGAAGAGCGAGTTCATAGAAACTTTGATGGATATGAATTCCTCTGCTCAGGACTTCTCTGATAATTTCTCCAAGATGCTTATGCAAGCCGTTCTAAAGGCTAAGGTGGATGATTTGTTGGGTAATGATATGCAAGCATTCTATGACGAGTGGACGGAACGAGCTAAGGCAAATGGCGGTAAATTATCTAAGACGGATATAACTGCCTTGAAGGAAAAGTATGATGGAATGGTTCAAGAAGGACTGAAGATTAGAGATGAAGTAGCCGAAATTACGGGTTACAAACAATCTTATGAACAGTCCGCTTCTTCCGGTTCTTTCGAATCAATGAGTCAAGATACAGGAGAAGAGTTGAATGGTCGTTTCACTGCGGTACAAATTGCCACCGAGGGAACGTATGAGGAAACAAAGCTCATAAATACCAAGTTGGATGCTATTGCGGCTCGTGATGGTGGCGCAGAGGGTAGCTTACTAACAGCTAGCGTGAATACTATTATGGGTAATGTAGGTAACATTTGGTTAGCTGTTGATGAGGGAAGAACTATTCTTGCCCAAAGTCTGATGTACTTGCAGTCGATTGATGAGCGACAAGAGCGATGGCATAAGCCTATGTTGCAAGCATTCAATGATATACACGAATTGAAAGATAAAATGAGTAGATTGTAAACTTAATATGTGCCATGTTAAAGTAAGAGGGGAATGCGTGATGCACTCTCCTCTTTTTTTTATGGTGATAGTTTTTGTTTTTCACAATATAGATAAGTGTTGTTAAACTGAGTGCTAATTTTTGGTAGAGTGGAATATAATAGTTATCTTTGTGGTCGAATTTCAAAACTTATAAGGACATGAAGATATTAGAACCGAGATATGAAATCCTATCCCAAGGTGAGGGTATGGATGGAGTTTACAAGCAGATAGAGTTATGCGGTCGCACTTGCTATGCGTCAAGTATGAAGATAGACAAAGACAGTGCAAAGCCTTTCGTTGAGCGTATGGTAAGCAGCAACCATCTTGCCATGTGTGAGCATGGAACGATTTACCTCCATGTAGCCTATGAAGAAGGATTTTTTGTGCCGGAGTCTTTATTGGTCAAGCACTATCGTGAGAACAAATATTCAAAGGTGATGCAGATAGGTAACGATTACTATATCACAACCAACTACAGAGTGATAGTTGAAAATAATTGGTTTGAGGATTTGGACTATATCTGCGAGCCTACGGAATGGCATGAGAAGCGAATAACCGTCCGCTTTACTACTCAGATTGCGGTAAGTAGAGAGGCTAACAGACATCGTGTAGATTCCGTAGCGGAACAAAGCACTAGATATTGCAACTATAGTAAGGATAAGTTCGGAGGCGAGATTGCTATCAACAAACCAAAGTGGGTTGGTGAAGATGATGCGGTTAATCCATCGTCTTTTGATGGTGGAACATTTGTTGACCTATCAAAGAACATCGGTAGTTATGAGCATTGGAGTCCGGTAGAAAAATGGTGGTTTGCCAATAGAGTATGTGAAATGATGTATTTGTCTTTGGTTAAGGATGATGGTTTAAAGCCACAAGATGCGAGAACTGTTCTTCCTCTTGATACCAACACGGAGTTGATTCATACCGCATTCGTGAGTGATTGGCTTCATTTCTTCGATTTGCGATCAAAAGGAACTACTGGAAAGCCTCATCCAGATATTGAGGTCTTGGCAACCCCATTGATGAATGAGTTCAAGGAACGAGGTTTGATTTAATCGCTTATGAAGAAGAAAGCCAAGCAAATAGCCAATGTGATGAGCAATGACTCTTTGGAGGTTGTTGCTCAGATGATTGTTGATGAGGCTAAAGGTGTGCGCTATGAAGTGTATGCTGATGGCTCTAGTAAGAACAACAAGTGTGGTTGCGGTTGGCTTGTGCTTCATAAGGGAGCGATTATCAATAGTGGGAAATATACATTTATCACAGCCAAAGTGAACGATTCGGTGAGAGCCGAAATAAGGGCGGTCATTCAAGCATTGGGTGATTGCCCTCCTTTGTGTTCTGTTGATGTATATGTGGATTGCCAAGTGGCTATAGAGAGAATACAGGCTTGCAAGTTAGGAGACTTACAGCCTATATATAATAAGGTAGCGAAAGGCAAGGTGATAAGATACCATTGGGTTAAGGCTCATAGAGGTAATATGTATAACGAAATGGTGGATTCTTTGGCTTTTTCTGCTACAGAAAGTTAATTTTGTGTCTACATATATAATAAGCGTTAAAATATAAAAGAAATACATTAAATAATTTACATGTTTCAAATATTCTTTGTATCTTTGCATCGTAATTAAGAAACAAGGTTACTAATTTTAAAAGGTGAGACACACCGTAAAAACTGTGATTCGTTATGAATACTAGATTGAGTAAGAAAGAGACAATGGTTTATGGCAACATCGGAGTGATGGCTGACGTAATCGGAGGTAATAAGTACTTCACTTTTGCAGATTTGTATGATTTCGATTTGGATAATACCAAGGATGAGTTGAAAGAAATATTAAACTCTTTGACCGAGAAAGGTTACTTAAAGAGTTTTAATGATTTCGATAAAACTTATCGAGTTTTGAAGTAAGAACACAAAGGGGATCCAAAATCCCCTTATAATATAAATTAAGAACGTGAGACACACGTAAAACTGTATTGAAAAAATGAAAAAGGTATTCACGATTGAGAATGCATTAACGCTTTTGTTTGCTCTTGAAATAGTATCATTAATATTTTTTCTAGGATAGGGCTTATGCAGATTAAGTTTGGTAAGATAAAGTTTACTGCGGCTAAGTCCGAAAAAGGATGCCGCTTTGATGCTTGCTACAAAGGTGAGCATGTGGCTTTTGAGAGTGAAGATATGTCTTTGTATGATGATGTATTTTCTGATAATAACAGAAGAGCAAAGGCTGCAAAGAGAGTGATTTACGAGAATATAAAGCATAAGTATTATGAAACTCATAGAGATTAGCGATTTCAAGGCTGCTGATGAATTTGTCGTTGAGGCAATGATGCATGATGGCAAATTCAAGGTAATAGGCAAGGTTATCACGGATAATAATCTTCTGAATGATGATGATTTGGAAACCATCTGGGATTATGCCAACTGGGAGACGAACGGCTATGAAAAGATGGTTGTCTCTAATGGAGTGTACAAAGGCTTGAAAGCATTCAGCGATGGGCGTTTGTTCTATGTTATCACAGATGATGAGATTGGAGTGGTAAACGATAACATTATGGTACGTAAGCATTACGATGTCAACAATGGCTATTATATAAAGTCATCAAGGTTACACAAGGAGCAATCCAAGGATTTGTGGTGCTTTGGTAGTTGCGAGGCCATAACTAACGAATATAAGTCAAACATTTTACATGAAGTACTTTATGGCAAAGATGAACCATATAAAGCCTACCTTCCTTGAAGGCGGTGAAGTCTGGCATGATATTGATAAGTTCCCAATGCTAGACCATACAATTCTAGTAGAGTTGCAAGTAAAAGGCTCAGACGGATTGATTTACCGGACGCAAGATGTATGTGTTGAGCGTGCGGATAGGTTCGTACCTACGATGTCTTTTGTTCCTAAGCGTTGGGCGTACGCAATAGACTTAGCTCAATGTAAGCAACTTGAAGGATAAAAACAAAATACAAAATTAAGAATTAGCATATGGAAGAATCAAGAAGTGTTTACACATTACCTGTCTTGTATAATGAACAAAGTGGTAGAAATGAAGGTGTATGTGTCAGAAGTGAACTTGGAGTAGTTGTTGCAATTGACAATGAAGATGAGTTTAAAGGTGTTTTTTCAAAGGATGGTGAGGTTGATGTATTCAAGCAGTTACTATCACAAGAAGTGTATCGTTTCAACACAGAACACCATGCATTCCCAACTGAACCTTTGATTTCTTACAAGATGGATGGCGACATTATCTTTGATTTCGTTGAAGTAACAATCGGAAAGATGTATGGCGGTTATGTTTATATCGTGCATTACAACTTTGCAAGCACGGCATCATAATAAACAAGTTTGATTATGACAGTAGTAAGAGAAAGATTAAAAATTGCGGCTCAGATTGAGGTGCTGGAAGATATTGCTATTGATTATAGGGGAAAGACTATAGATAACATAATCCAACAGCTAGAAGCGAGGTTGAGTGCATTGAAGTAAGTTCAAGTTTGAAGTTAAAAGTCAATGAGTGGTGGACGTTTTGATTATGCTCAGTATCGGATTGCTGACATATATACAAAGATAGAAGATTATGTTGATGGTCATCCATTGGATGAGGAAGACGAAAGATGCTTTCTCGAAGACCGATGGTTAGAAGAGGATGAAGACAAGTATGTTAGAAAACATCATCATACGATGCCTAACAGATATGGCTTATCTAAAAAGACTATCAAGGAATTCAAAAAGGGTATTGAACTTCTGAAGAAAGCTCAGGTTTATGCCCAAAGAGTTGATTGGCTTCTTTCCGGTGATGATGGAGAAGATAATTTCCATCTACGTTTGAAAGAGGATTTGGCAAATTTAAAAAGTAAGAAAGGGTAGATTATGAGTTGGAATTATCGCTTAGATACACCTATGATGCAATTAGCTGAAGAGGTGAACAAGAAATATGATACTGATGCAGGTAAGATGCTTCTTTGCACTTATCTCTTCATGGTATCAAGTGAAGAGATAAAGGACAAACAAGCTTTCTTTGATTGGGTAGAAGAGCTGAATAAGTCCTGTAAGTGCGATGCGGTAAGGGAGTACGTGAAAATCAACGGCAAAGCCGATTGGCTGCATGGTGGATTCAGTAAGCCGATTTACCGACACTATAAGGGCAATTTCTATGAGTACCTTGGTGAGGTTACTGATAGCGAGACTTCTGAAGCTAAGGTTGCGTATCAAGCAGTGTGCGGACAGCATGAAGTTTGGGTGCGACCAAAGGAAATGTTCTTTGGTAATGTTGAGATTGATGGTAAGCCAGTTCCTCGATTTGAGAAGGTAGATTTAAAAGACTTAGAGAAACAAACCGAGAAGAGCAATGGACAGAGAAAAGATTAAGAGCTTGTTAGGTCAAGCAATCTTGCGAGTGAATGAAGTCGTACCGGATTTCGAAGACTTGGACAAGGTTCTTCCTTTGCTTAGACAGGCAATTGATGAATTAGATAAGTCTGATTCGGGTTCAGTTTAAAAAGGGTGGAAAATGGCAAATAAGCAGACGATAAAACCAAAGGTAGTTCCCTTTGAGATAGCCAAACTTCTGAAGGAGGTTGGTTACGATGAGAAGATAGCAGAATTTTGGGCTTATGCTAGTCCTTGGACAGCAAAGGGTGGCATTCGTAAGGGTGGAAAATATAATGAGCATTACGGCAGTTATATTGCTTACTCCAATTCCGAGTGGGAGAAATCCAATATTGAGTTTTCTGCTGCCTTAAAGTTGAATAGTAAGCATCCGGCAATATCCGCTCCAAGCTATGATATGGTGCTTGATTGGCTTTTAGAGCATTTCGGTTACTATATTTGTGTCGCAAACATTTCGAAAGATAAGTTCTGTTGGCAAACTACATCATGGTGTGTAGAGGAAGGCTTGTGTCATACGGATGGTAAGGAATATTCCAGTAGATACGATGCAATGGATGCCGCATTCAAGAGTATCTTAAAGGCTCGCATTGAGAATAAAGATAACGAGGTAATCAAAAGACTTTTGGAGGAAATACAAGATGGAAAGACTTTATGATACTTTTGTACACGCAATAATGATGAAGTTAGAATCTCGTTTATGTACTGAACTCGAATGCGTCTATAAGAATATAACAAACAAGATTGTTGAGAAGAAAGGTAAACTTACCAACGAAGACGTAATTGAGTTTCAGAAAAAACTACAAGAAGTGTACGACACGAATACTACTATTCGTGAAAAGGTTACTGGCATTAAAGATTCCAAGAAATGTATCTTAACTAAAGAAGCATGTGAAGAGTTAATAAAGCGACTTAGCGTGATTAATATAAAAGAAGATGAACAAGCAAAGAATGATAGAGTGGATAGCCACTTGTGATACAGGCATCTCTTCAATGACTATGTGGAGTGCATTGATGGGGGTAAAACGAAAGAAAGATTTGGATATTCCTAAAGACAATAGTGACTTCCGTAGATGCTATGATATGGTAGAACACGGACACGTAACCTTGGATGAGCTACAGGTTGTAAAGGAGCAGTATCCTTGGTTTGCTCCTGTTGTTGACAATTGGAAGGAATTGTCTCTTTTGTTTGAAGAAGAGCTGGACAAACGTTTGTATATACGAATCCGTCAGCTTTGCAAAGAGTCAGATGCTATCCGGTATGAGTTAAAGGGAGGACTTTATTATGAAAGGGGTTTTTGGTATAATGTTTAATTATTAAAAAAATAGAAAGAATGAATAAAGACAAATTAAAGGTCAGCTTTGAGATTGACCGCTACAAGGTAATTGGTATGCTTTCACGTAATTGTGAGAATGCTGAAGAGTACAACGAGATTATGGATATTCTTGAAGGAAAGAATGAGTTTGTGCGTGATGCGAATGGTAACGAGGAACTTGCAAGCCGCATTTGCAATTATGCTTTGGACTCTATCTTGGTAGAGAATCCAGATTTGGCTCTCCGTAAGCGTTTGGATAAGGAACAGAAAGGCGAGGATGCTCTTGATGGATTTTCAAATGTTATCGAAATCAAAGGTGATGACGCAAAGAAACTTGTAGAAACCCTTTGTGGTATTCTTCGAATGGATAAATGATGTAAAATACATCAAAAGAATATAAATAAACACTAAAACGCTTGCAGGAATAAGAAAAAATGCTTATCTTTGCATCGTGTTTGAAACAGATGGCCTTCTGAGAGGTCGCTTCTACCATAATAAGTCAAGACTTAGGAGTTTACGGCAGGGTTCCCAAGTTCCCCAGCTCAGCTAGACTATAACAAGGAAACTCTTATAAGGGTGAGAGACCCTAGTTGCTGCATTAGACAAGTGGTTAAGTCGCCAGCTTTTCACGCTGGTATTCAAAGGTTCGAATCCTTTATGCAGTACTAAATTGCCCTATGGTGTAATGGCAACACTACAGGTTTTGGTTCTGTCATTAGTGGTTCGAATCCGCTTGGGGCAACAAGGTGGAATTGGTATATGTTCCACAAAAGGTGCGATATTCAAGCGGTTAAAGAAGATAGACTGTAAATCTATTCCCATTGTGGGTTCGGTGAGTTCGAATCTCCCTTGCACCACGAGTACTTTTTGCATATTACGAGGAATGTAGCTCAGTAGTAGAGCACTTGGCATGGTAACTAAGGGGGCGTTGGTGCGAATCCAATCATTCCTTTACGCTTTCGTAGCTCAGTGGCAGAGCATAGGATTTTTAATCCTAGGGTCGAAGGTTCGAATCCTTCCGTTGGCACAATGAGACACAAGAAGAGAGCCGTGATGTTTGTTTTGTTGGAATCTCGGACATCTGTCAACGGGTAAACGTAGGAAGCAGATGAGACGAATAAAGTTGTGAATAAGTCTATGAACTAGGTGAACAAGCGGAATGGCTCTCTATTGTGCTTCATTTGATGGTTTAACGAAAAATTGAAGAATATGAAAAGTCCGTTAAGAATGGCAGTCGCTTTAGAAAAGAACAACAAGGTATATCCAAAAGATGTACGGAAGTTCTTGATGGGATTGTACGCCACGCTACATTTGACAGATAACGCAACGGCTAAAGATATGGAAAAGCTGGTATATTATGCTTTTCGGAATGGTTACCTGCTAGGTGTCAAGTCTGAAGGAGGTGATGACCAAAAAGCGTATGATAGACTACCGGATTTGGGAGTAGAAGAAGATATTGGTGATGATTTAAAAAGATAGTCGATAAAAATTGGTAATTAGTTAGTAAAGTTTTTTAGGCTTTGGTGTGTGAACATCGAAGCCTTTTTTATATATAATAAGGTAAAATAAAAACAGAAATATTAACAAGCTATGCGTATCAGTTATGAAAGGTTAAAATACAAAAGAAAAACATTAAATAATTTGCATATTTCAAATATTCTTTGTATCTTTGCATCGTCAATCAAGATAAGTTGGTTGATTTGCCGAGTGACAAGTTTCACTCAATAAGGTGAGAGCGACACCAAGGGGTAAGACCCGAAACAACTAGCACAATTGATTATGTCTAAGCAGACTGGTTTTTCATTCGCAAGTTCAAAGAAGTCATTAATTGAGACTATTGACGAAATTAAGAAGTCAAAGATGCCTCGCAACGAAAAGATTGTTGCATTGAAGGCTTGCGGTCTTCGTGAGAAAGAAATCTCCGATATGTTGAAGGTCTATGTACCTAGCGGTTCTACTTCAACGAGATTTGTTTATACATTCGGTGTTGAGATAGAATGTGTTCATGCCGAGCGCAATGCCTTGATAGAGGCAGGTCGTCAGAATGGTGTTGATATTCATTCTGAGGGCTATAACCACACCGACAACAAGAGTTATTTCAAGATTGTTAGTGATGCTTCAGTTCGTGGTGATGTTGACCCTAACGAGGTTGTAAGTCCGGTATTGAATGGCAATACAAATGGTATGGCAACCTTAAAGAAGGCTATTAAGTCTTTGGATGCCGTAGGTGCAAGAGTAAATTCTACTTGTGGTCTTCACGTTCATATTGGTGCAGCAAAGTTGACAGGTGAGCAGTATGTTAACGTCTTCAAGAATTATCAGAAGCTTGAAAGATTGATTGATAGCTTCATGGCTCCTTCACGAAGAGGTAATTGCCGTTGGGCAGCCAGCTTGCTTGACAAAGATTTCTCTAATTGTCACAGCAATCAAGATATTAGATTCGATGTTCTTTCATGGAGATAGATATTATAAGGTCAATGCTGAGAGCTATACACGTCACAGGACAATCGAGTTTCGCCAGCATCAAGGTTCTACCAATTTCAAGAAGATAGAAATGTGGGTTAAGTTCTGCGCAAAGCTTGTCGGTTGGTCTCGCAATAATGTCTTTGCTAGTGAGGTTATGAATATCGAAGATATACCTTTCTTGAATAAAGAAGAGAAGGCTTTCTTCCAGAGTCGTAAGGATGCATTTGCAACCAATAACGATTAATTAATGTAGTCCTAGGGTAAAAGCACTAGGACACAAAGAAATCAAAGTGTTATTAAGAAAAAGAAAGGGTAAAGATATGTGTGTTATTATTGTATGTCCGAAAGGTGTTGCTTTGCCATCCGTAGATGAACTAAAGGCTGCGTATATGAGAAATCCCGATGGTTGCGGTTTTGTGAGCGAGTCTGACCATTACAAGAGTTTGCATTTCTCTACATTTATCCGTAGATTGATGAAGCGAGATATAAATGAGAATGTAATCATACATTTTAGATTTGCTACTCATGGCTCTGTCTGTGTCAAGAACTGCCATCCATTCTACAAGGCAGGTTATTGGTTCGCACATAATGGAGTGCTCCCGATTTGCACTGAGCATGATAAAACAGATAGTCAAATTTGCTTTGAACGTTTCATTTATCCTACTATCAAGAAATATGGTTGGGGTTCTGATAAACATATGAAAGAAATGAACAAATGGACAGCTCATGGTTCTAAGTTTGCAATGTTGCATAATGGTGAGATTGTGAAGTCCGGTAAATTCATAGAGCGTGATGGACGGTTCTATTCTAATTTGAATCATTTGGGTTATATGAGAAATGTAATAAACTTTTAGAAGATTAATGTTTAGGTTCTTTTTATTCGACAAGCGTCAGATGTCCGTGAGGATATTTGGCGTTTTTTTTTGTTATATAAGGTGTTTTATTTTGTGTTGCTATAAATTATTCGTATATGTGATAAAATAGCCTTAAATCGCTTAAAAATGCCGTTATTACTCACTTTTAAGCAAAAGTGAGATACTTGCAAATGGATTAGTGTGTTAATTATTCTTTTCGTATTATCTTTGCACTAGTTTTAACAAATATATCGAAAGAATGAAAGATAAAATTTTCCAGTTACTAAAACAAGAGTATAAGTCTCTTGGGTTAGGTGATGAAGTTCTTCAGGCACATGCCGAAATGCTTGATAAGATGGGGCTTGTTACTGATGACAACATCGAGACAGTGGTTGCTAGTCAAAAGAGTTTTTTGGAGTCCTTGCAAAAGGACAATGACCGCAGAGTTACCGATGCCAAGAAAAAGTTCGAGGAGGCACAGAAGGCTAAAGAAGATGCTGAACGCAAGGCTGCTGAAGAAGAAGCTAAGAAGAAAGCTGACGAAGAAGCCAAGAAAGCCGCTGAAGAAGCCGAAAAGAAACGCTTGGAGGAATTGGCAAAGAAAAACGAAATGCCGGATTATCTCAAAAAATACTTTGAAGAGCAGGCAGCAGAGAAGAAAGCTTCAGATGAAGCAAGAACCAAGGAACGTGAAGAGTTCAAGAAACTCGTTGAGACCTTGACTCAGAAGAACACAGACCAAGCCAAGACTTACAACGAACAGATGGAGGCGCAAAGCAAGACCATTAAGGAATTGCAAGAAACTATCCAAAAGCAAGCTGAGGAGGCTAAGGCTAAGGAAGAGGCTGCTGCAAAGGCAAAGGCAAAGGCAGACCACGATGCGAAGATTTTATCAAAGGCTAAGGAGTTGGGCATTCCCGAAAGTCGTATCAACGAGGGTTTCACCTTGAGCGATGATGCTACAGATGAAGCTATCGAAACATACCTCTCCAAGGTAGCGAACAACTACAAGGCGTTGCAACAACCACAATCCGGGGGCAGCTATCGTGCTAGCGAGGGCGAGCCAACAAAGGAGGACGTTGACAATGTGGCCGCATCATTAGTTCAGTCACTTTAAAAATTGAAAAACATGAATCAGGAATTGAAGACTACAAAAAAGCAAATTGTCTTTGGTGAGGATTCCGTCATTATCCAGAAATGGGAAGGCGACATCAAGGGCGGTCGTGCTTTGGATTGGACAGGCGTAAAAGATGAAGTTCTTTACGCAGGTCGTGTTATCGTGACAGATGGTAAGGGAACTTACAAGCCATTGCCTATTGAAACAGACAATTATAAGGCTTTGGGTACTGCCAGCGACCCATTGGAGCATTACAAGTATGCGGGTGTTCTCTATCGTTCCATTCTGAACGGTGAGCCAGCGGCAATTATGACTGCTGGACAAGTTAACAAGGTAGCAGCTAAGGCTGCAAATGGTGCAGACTATCCGGATGCGTTCCTTACAGCTATGCCAAAGATTGCTTTGGTTAGCGATGAGGATGCAAACAAGTTCGATGAGTCTGATGCAACCATGGACAAAGACTAAAAGAAGGAGGATAACAGATGGAAAAATCACTTTATTTTCAGTTGGTCAATAAATACTTCCCACAACTTGTTGCAAGTGTAGTAGAGAAGTTGAACGGCAAGAATCAGACTGCATTGACCTATATGTACCGAGACCACTTGACTAACACATATAGTCAGGACGGACGCTGGGCATCAATTACTGCGGAATACACACGAGTTGCTGCTGATGTTGTATCAATGGATGCAGAACTTCCATTGAAGAGCCGTGATAAGGTTTCAACCGCTGAGGGTCAAATCCCAAAGGTTGGTATGAAGCTTTACATGTCAGAGAAGCAGCTTAAGGATTTGGATAACATGATTGCGCAACGTTTGCCTCAGCCACAGATTTTGCGTAACTTGTTTGCAGACCTTCCTCGTTGTATTCAGGCGGTTTACGAGCGTATTGAAGATATGTTCCTCAGTGAGCTGTCAACAGGTGTAGCTTTGGCAACTCGTTCCGGTGGTACTGGTATCCGAATTGATGTAGGTTTTGCCGAGAAGAATAAGTTCGGTCACGGTGCTAAGGCTTGGGACGCAGAGGATGCAACTCCTCTTGATGACATCCAATTGGTTTACGACAAGGCGATGGAAGACCAAAATACCATCACTACTTGTTATCTTGATGATTACACAATCAAGTTGCTTGGCAAGAACAAGCAGGTTCGTGCTCAGTTTGCCTTCAATCAAGGCATTGCAACCAATAGTAATAGCAATATTCCTATTTTGAGCTTTGAGCAGATTGCTTCTATCTTCAGAAATAAGTGGCAGACTAACTTGGTACGTGTAGCCCGTACAATCAAGACCGAGATTAACGGCAAGAAGGGAACACACAACCCTTGGGCTAAGGGTCACATGACCTTTACATGCTATGATAACCTTGGTGATTTGTTCTGGACTAACGTAGCCGAAGCTACAAGACCAGTTGCAGGTGTTACTTATCAGTCAGCCGATGAGTATATCTTGGCTAGTCGTTATTCTACCAACGACCCACTCCGTGAGTTCACCAGCTCACAAGCAATGGTTGTTCCTATCTTGAATAACGTTGATGCTATCTATTCTTTGGACTCAACACAAGCAGTAGGTTAGGCTTATGAGAGGTGAGGTAATTAGTCCGTTCCGTGATAAGTTCCATTTTAACACCATCTATGAAGTAGGTGCAATCTTGGACTTTGACGAAGAACGCATGAACTCCCTTATCGAACGTAAGCTTTGCAAGATGTTGGAGGTGCAGAACGATAATAGTTCTGCATCTCCAAAAGACGATAAGGAAATTAAAGATACTCCTAAAAAGGAAGTCTTGAATGATGGAAAAGAAACTCCTAAAGAGGATGAAGATAAAAAATCAGAAGAGACACCTAAGAAGGAAGTCTTAAAGGAGAAGAAGGAGAGCAAGACTAAAAAGGAGAAAACCCCAAAAAAGGATGCTGCCGAGTCAACCGAAGAGACTTCTGAAAAGGAGAATGTAGAAGAGGAGCTTGACGAAAAGACTAAGAGCGAGCAAGAGGCTGCAAAGAAAATCGCTGAGGCTATGAGTCAGGCTCAGAAATAATGATGTCACATGAAGATAAGAGAATACATTTCGCAGAAGTTGCGTGCTTGGAACATAACGGATGCCCAATTGGAAGATATTTCGTCAGGTATAGACCTTGACGAAGAATATACGTCTGATAATTCGCAGGTTGTAGGCAAGGCGATGATTTCCGTAATCGAGGAACTTATGCTTGCCCCATATATGAGCAATGTGAACGAAAATGGATTCTCTGTCTCTTGGGACTACTCTAAGATAGGACAATACTATATGTGGCTTTGCCGAAAATATGGTGTTGCTCCGGATAATGAAGTGGTGGCAGCTTTAGGGCTTTCCACTATCACGGATAAGTCTGATATTTGGTAAATGTCTAGGTTATGTTATATTCCCCTCATATATTAAAGAAGAAGTTCGTGAATAAGGTTGTCAACAAGTACAACGAGGTCATTAGCTCTTCTGAGGAATGGAAAGAAATGGGGCGTTGTCGGTGCGATGACAACTCTACCGAGCATTTCACTACCGAGAATGGTAGCATATATACACCGAAATATCATATTGTTTGTGACAAGTGCCAGATTTCCGAAGGTGATGAAGTCCAGGTCTATTCCGATGATGGAAGCTACCGAGGAGGTGGAAAGGTCTATAATGCCCCTAAGTGCAATTATCTTGGTTATATGAGTATCTATGTCTGATGTTATAAAGGATGAGATAGACGCTTTCTTTGCACAGGGAGAAAGGGAAGTAGATGAATTTCTTGATAGGTTAGGTAAAACTGCTGTTGAGCTTGATAAGGCTAACGGAAACTACCGAAACCGCACAGGTAATCTCAGAAGGTCTAACTATAGTAATGTACATGACCACACCTTGACCCTTGGCAACAAAGCGGAATATGCGTCTGATGTTTCCTCTAGGGGATATGATGTTATAGATTCGGGTATTCAGTATATCAAGAAAGAAATCGAGGATATGCGATGATAACAGAAATAGATGCTGGTCATGTAATCTATGATGACTTGGAACTTATGGGATTGGAACGAAGACTGAAAGGACATCTGACAAAGGGTGGACTTGAGGGGGAAAGACCTTTGGTCGGTGAGAAGATTCCTGATGAAGGCATGATAGTAATCATTCCTAAGCGCATGAGTGCAGACAAGACATATTTCAACGATTGTACTATAGAGGTAAACATATTGCTCAAAGATATAGAGGGCGAGGCTAATCCTCAATTGAACGAGCTTTTAAAGAAGGCTATTCAAACCCTGTCCGACAATGAGGTCGGAAAAGCTGAGGATGTATGGTATCGTTATTCTATCCGCTCCCACGGCATAGAGCAAGAGAGTAGGTTGAGTTGCCATTACGCAAACATTACTATTGATTTTGAAACATTAAACGTAAGATAAGATGAAACCATTTATTGGAATCAAGAGAATTTGGTATGGTGCTCCTCTTACCGAGGCAAATACACCTGCTAAGTTGGCTACATGGTTGAAAACCGCTACAGAGGTTAAGAACAGCCATGAGGGAACATGGGGATATTCTCAGGATGACCCTAGTGTTACCGAGTACAAGAACGAGCTGAACGGACAGGTTTACTATCGTGACAAGACCGATGAGGGTGCTAAGACAATTACATTCTCTATTGGTGTCTTTTCATGGAAGAATAAGGTAGACTTGCAGGGTGGTAAGATGTACAAGGCAACTGGAGAAGAGACTACAACGGAGGCAGATGCAGTAGGTTGGTCTTCTAGCCAAGATTTGGCTAATATCAACAAGTGTATCGTTGCTCAGACCAAGACAGGGAACTACATCGTTTTCTCAAATGCGGCTATCGTTGCCAAGGGTGACCAGCAGGATAAGAATATCACTTTGGGTATTTCTGCCGTTGCTATGGAAAGCGAGATCGATGGTGTGGCTGGCGAGTACCAATGGGAAGGCTCTGCGGTTGTAGAACAAGAATAAGACATAGGCAACAAATGATAGAGGGGGATGGTGTTAATGCCGTTCCCCTTTTTTAATATTCAGAACCATGAGTAAGGCAAGTAAATTAATTACGGATGCAATTCTTGGAGAGGACACCGTAACGATAATCGTGAATGGAAGGGCTTATTACGTTTCACCACCTACAATTATAAAATTGGTCAAGGCGGCTAAATACCTTGATAGTTTCGAAGAGGGCAAGACCTTAGCGGAAGTCTTATGCATGCTTAAGAATTTGGATGATGCTTGCAAGGCGTTGTCCGTATTCATACAAGGCGATGAATCCATTAGTGATGAATTATCTAAAGGAACGCTTGAAGAGGTTGTCAATGGCTTACAAACGGCTTATTCCTTAATCTCTATAAAGGATTTTCAGACGCTATCAATTTTGGCGAAGAGTGCGGCAAGGATGATAGCAAAACCACGACCATAGGTAACGATACACTCTTAGGACAGATTGCATCTTTTATGGATAGTCTGCATTTATCTTACCAAGAAGTCGTGAAAGAGATACCTTATAGAAACTTATTGCTGATGGCAAAAGACAAGCAAAGAGTAGCATGTGGTGATGTAATGTATGAGGTAACGGAAGAAGAGTTTGGCATGAACTTCAAAAAAGGATAAGTTTAAAATAATGCAAATAAAATATTAAAAGCACTAAAACGCTTGCAAGTTAGCGAAATATTGTTTATCTTTGCAAGCGCAGAACAAAAAAGGATAAAATGGCGATTTAAGAAATTGATAAGATATTAGAGACACGAAACCCGATGGACTATACCGAAAGGCAGTCCGAGTCACTATTCCTTTGACTTTGCAATCGGTAGTTTCGTGTTTTTTGTTTAAAATAAGATGCAAGACGTAAGGTTGATATTCGAGATACTGGTTTCCATGTTGCTTTGCGTTTGTCTCATATTGCTTGCTGTAAGTAGATATAGGCAAAAGAAAAAGCGTGAAGAACCGGAGCGAAAGGAAATGGACTTGATAGACTTCTTTTCTTTGGGAGGAGTTGCCTATTATTGGAACAAAGGTGGTAAGCAGCAGAAATGCTACACATACGAAGAATTTCTGAAAATCAAGGCTGACTACGTGGAGCTTTGGTTGAATCAGAATAGATATATTTTTAACTCTCAATTAGATTGCGATGATATATAAAGTATATGTTTTGTTGCCGACAATAGTTGTAGCAGATGGTATTGTTGGTATAGCTTGGCTAGGAAAGGTTTTTAGCTGGCGATATGGAAAGAACAAGAAAAAGAGCAAGAATGTGTCCTTAATGATAGGATATAACACAGGAATGTCTCTTAAGTCAAAAATAGACGATAACGCAGCGGATGATTATTTAAGACGCATTGTCGAAGAAAACAGAATCTAAATTCAAGGGTTAGAGTCCCTTTTTTACAACCATATTACTTGTGGTTATTTTTATACATCGGTTTTTATTAACGATTGTTTTTTATGGTAGATAAATGTATAAAAACGAGCACAAGTTCCCTTATAGATGGACTAAAAAAGATGCTAATTTCACAAAAGACAAAGGTAAGGTGATGTCTTGCTTTTGTTGTGGAGGTGGAAGTTCCTTTGGTTACAAACTAGCTGGCTACGATGTTGTAGCCTGTAATGAGATAGACCCAAAGGTTATGAAGATGTACTTGAAGAATCACGATGTCAAGTATTCTTTCAATTGTGATATTCGTGAGTTGATTACCAATATCAATATGGGGGGGCATATTATGAAAGAAGAGTTGCATAATTTGGATATATTGGATGCTAGTTTCCCATGTTCTGTATTCAGTATTGCAGGTGACCGCCAAAAGGCTTGGGGAAAGGAAAAAGTATTCCGAGAAGGTCAGAAGGCGCAAAGGCTTGACGATTTGGCTTTCTACTCTATTGACCTTGCTAAAGAACTAAAGCCAAAGGTGGTGGTTTTTGAGAATGTCCAAGGTTTGTTGCAAGGTGAAGCTATCGAGTACGTGAAAGAGATTTACAAGCAGATGGATAATGCCGGATATATCTTGCAGCATTGGTTGCTTAATGCACGTAATATGGGTGTTCCTCAGAATCGACCTAGGGTGTTCTTTCTAGGATTACGCAAAGACCTTTGCAAGCCGTTTATGGTTCAGAAGGATTTGTTCGAGCGAGTGCCTAAGATAGATATGGACTTCAACGAGAAAGAAATTGTCTTGGATGAGTTCTCGGACTATAATGGAAGACAGATTCCTAAAGGAATGATGAAGTATTGGGAGTATAGAAACGAAAAGGACAATTCTATCGGTGATATTGTCAAGCGGATGGATAATCGTCTTTCTATGTTCAATAATATGTTTCTTAAAAAGAATAAGGTATGCAATACTATATCAGCAATGGAAGATAGACTTGTGTATTTTGATAATCCAAGCTATATGTCGGCGCATGATACGATTTTAGCCTCAACATTCCCTATGGATTATGACTTTAATGGTATGAAGCCTTGGTTTGCCTGTGGTATGTGTGTGCCTCCAGTTATGATGGCTAATGTAGCTACTAGAATCTGGGATTGCTGGCTATCTAAAATAAAAAAGGAGGAATGCGCATGATAACAGCAAGTATGACATCGGGAGAGATGCGTAGAGTACGAAACTTAGATGAAGCTAGAATCTATGAGTTTCAGATGCGAAAAGCTAATGAGCTTAAACGTGAAATGAGAAAGCAGAACGTAAGACAAATAACAAAGACCTTTGAGCTTGCTACACCTAATGCCGATTATTTCATCGTTGTAGGTGTAAAACATGGCGATGTATTTGCTTCCGGTTTGTTCATTTATCTGAAGGAAACCAACGAGTATATTCCTATGAGTAGAAACGAGGGGTATAGCGAAGATTGTTTTGCTATGAGCGTTCATTTTCTGAAGAGATTTGCAGAAAGGTTTTTGAAAAAAGACTTACCGATTCTCAAGATATTGCAAAAGATATATACATCGTTTACAGGTGCTGTTCAGCTCTATAGTGATGACAAGACAAGAAGAGTGGTATTTGCTATTCCGGAAGGGCTTATACTCACAGAATACGAGCAAGAAAAGCATATCATCCATTACAAAACCTTTGTAAGCATGGATATGCTAAAGAAGACACAGAAGCGAAGTTATGAGAAGATAAGTGCATTTCTCATGGAGTCTTGTCAGCAAATAGCTAAAGCAAGAGAAACCGGAAATGACGAAAGGCTGTGCGTTGTGTACAGAAGGTTTTACAATGATATTGATTTGCTAGATACAAAGGAGGCGCAAGCCATATATTCAAGTTTCTTTGAAAAAGGAGGTAACAATGAAAGATAAATGTATAACAAGGTTTCTTGGTGATATAAAGCCTATAAAGAATTACGAAAGGTATTATGTTAGCAAGCTGGGACATGTTTTTACTATTGGGAGAACGTCTCAATTAAAGGAAATCGTACCTTGCAAGACACCAAAAGGTTATCTGAAGGTATGGCTTTACAAGAACGGAAAGCGCAAGATGTTTTATATCCATCGTTTGGTAGCTCAGGCTTTCTTGGAGAATCCAGAAGCGTTGCCGATGGTGAATCATAAGGATTTCGACAAGACGAATAACGATGTAGACAACTTGGAGTATTGCACCGCAAGATACAATGTGATTTATTCTGCTATAGCAAAGAAAACCTCTTCCGAATATTTGGGTGTGACTTGGAATAAGAGTGTAAGAAAATGGCAAGCGCAGTATCAGATAGGTAAAAAGAAAATATATATAGGTTGCTTTGATACGCAACAAGAGGCTCATGAAGCTTATATTAACGCTATAAAAGAGATTTGATATGCTTGAATTTGATAGAATATACAATTCCGACTGCATAGAAGGAATGAAACAAATAGAGAGCGGGAAAGTAGATTTAATTGTTACTGACCCACCATATTGTATCTCCTATAAGACGGGATGGAGAGCAGACGACCATCGTTTTTCGAAGGAAATACTCAATGACGATAATGAGCAATTGATTATTGATTATATGAGCGAATGCTACCGGATTTTGAAGGATGATAGTGCTGCTTATATCTTCTGTAGTGCTAAGACCTTGGACTTTTTTATGCAACAAGCGAGGAATGCAGGGTTTACCATTAAGAATGTGCTCATTTGGCGAAAGAACAACCATACGGCTGGAGATTTAGAGGCGCAATATGGTCAATGTTACGAGCCAATCCTGTACTTGAATAAAGGCAGACGAACCATAAACGGCAAGCGTTTAGAGGATGTTTGGGACTTTGATAGAGTTCCATCAGATAAATTGGTACATCAGAACGAGAAACCAATCCCCTTGCTTATGCAATGCATCTTGAAATCATCAAATGAAGGCGATTTGGTGTTTGATGGCTTTATGGGCAGCGCAAGTACTGCTCTGGCTTGTATGCGGACAAATCGGAATTACCTTGGTTTTGAATTGGATGAGGATTATTTCAAGGTGGCACAAAGAAGAATTAAGGAAGAATTGTTTAATCAAAAAGATATGTTTGGATATGCTGGAGTTAAATAGAATTTATCAAGGTGATTGTCGAAAGCTTTTAAAGCTGATTGATAGTGATAGCATAGACCTCGTATGTTCCGATGTGGCTTATCCGGTTCAGTCTAGGGGTGGCTCAGGGAGTATGGGAGGATATTGGACGGAATCTCAAACAAGAAAGGGCAAAATATTCAAGAGTAACGATATTGATATTTCGGACTACATCAATGATTTGTACCGGATATTAAAGGACAGGTCGCATTGCTATCTTATGTGTAATGATTATAATTTAATGCACTTTCTTGATGTGGTAGGAAAGAGTGAGTTCCATTTTACCAAATGCTTAATATGGGATAAGTGCGCAAAAATATGTGGCCGCTATTATATGGCACAGAAAGAGTATATCATCATGCTACGCAAAGGTGGTGATAGACAGATAAATGAATGTGGTACATCTGACATTCTGAGTGTTCCTATTCCAACCAACAAGCGCAAGGATAAGGATGGTTTGATTAATCAGACTGAAAAACCTGTAAAGTTGATGGAGATATTAATTAGAAACTCGACAAATGTTGGTGATGTTGTTCTAGACCCATTCATGGGGAGCGGTACAACGGCAAGAGCTTGCGTAAACCTTGAAAGAAAGTATATAGGCTTTGAAATAGACCAGCGTCAAGTAGATTTTGCTAATAACGAATTAAAGAATATGAGTAGGCAGTTAAGTCTGTTTTGAAACTATGGATATGTGCAAGGTGTTTTGTTGCAATCCTGTTGTAAGAAATGGGAATAAAGAAACAACGGATGCTCTTATAAGAGCTATGAGAGACAAAGCCTTAAAACGAGGGTTGGTACGTGATGAATTGATAGGTTTTTGCAACCGATTCTTGAGAGAAGGCGAAATCAAAGCTTGTATAGAGCATTTGCTAGATAATTTCAAACGTTATTTTTGGAGGTATCATTGATATGAGAAGAAGAAAGTTGAACAAGTCTCCAGTGCTAGGCTTCTGCGGATTTGTTATCGGTTACGAATGCAAGGAAAAGTGAATAAAGCTGATGGAGTGCGATAAGGCGCAAGCAGATGCAATCATAGTTCCTCATCACTTTTCACACAAGGTAACGAAGAATAGTTGCTTGAATCTTTTGGTATTGTATAAGGATAAGATAAGGGGTGCAATGCAAATAGGGTATGGAATCCGACCGCACATCAAGGCTGAAAAGGGCGAAGTGTTGGATTACCATCAAGTGAGGGAATTTGACAGAATGTGGTTGTCTGATGATATGCCAAAGTTTAGCGAGACGATTTGCCTATCTCTCTTGCATAAGTATATTAGGGCAACACATAAGGAAATCAAGTACCTTATATCTTATGCCGATACGTCCATAGGTAACAAGGGAACTATATATAAAGCTGCAAACTATGAGCATATTGATACCATTAAGGCAGATTTCTATGTGTTACCAAGTGGTGAGCGTGTGCATCCGGTTACGATGTGGCATCGGCACAAGACAAGAGCATGGGAGGTTCTAACGAAGCTATACCCAGGAATAAAAAAGGCAGAAGGGTTTCAACTTAAATTTCTGAAGAAGTTATGAAGAAAAGAAATAAATGTATTCCTCGTCATTTGCATCCAGATCCTGAGCATTGGGTTAGAAAGGGTCAATCTTGGAAGGCGAAGGTCGCTTATGAAAGCGAGGATGATGCTTGGGAGTTTCTGAATCAGAATCCGAAGTTACGGGCACAAGGTATGGCGGTGTATCGGTGTAGGATATGCAACAAATATCATATAGGGCACAAGAACAACAAATAAAAAATATAAACAGCAATGATAGTAATAAAAATCAAAACATGGAAAGACTGGAAGAAGGACTTTCTTGATTGGGTGCAAGAACCTCGACGCAAAACTTGCAAGGATTTTGTAGACTATATGGAGGCTTTGCAAAATCGTGTTCTCTACAAAATAATAGCCGATACTTGCGATAAATACGGCAATATGCGTGAGGGGCAAATCCAAGACATCACAGAAGCAGTCGAAAAATGCGTGGCTGAGTGTGCTAAAGAAGCACGCAAGTTAATCGATGAATGTCAGCCCGTAAAATTCTTATAAGGCTGTAACTCTCATTACAAGCAACACAAACTCTACACAACAAGCGCAGTCAGCGTTATTTTAAAACATAAATAGTAGAAAATATGAAAAAAGAAGATAGACTTAAAATATATCGCAAATACGATGGTCATTGTGCTTATTGCGGCAAGAGTATAGAGTATAAGGATATGCAGGTTGACCATCTTGTTCCGAAGAATCGAGGGTGTTACTCTCGGTGGAGCGACAAGGCGGGAAAGTTTGTCGTATCCCATGGCGATGATACCATGGAGAACTATATGCCATCTTGCAGGTCTTGTAATCTTCGTAAGCGTGATATGAGTTTGGAACAATTTCGCTCAGAGATTACAAGACAGGCTAAAGGATTGCTTAATGGTAAGGCTTCTTTCCAAGTAAAGATGTCGCTTGCTTATGGTTTAATTGAAGAGCACTTTGATAGACCTATTGAGTTCTATTTCGAGAAATTTAAATAGTTGAGAATATGAAGAAGTTTAAGAAGTCGATAGAGATTAGCACTAAGAATATTTCAGACGTTCTTCAAGTGCCAATTGTTACAAGTTTATACAAGACTAAGAATTTTAAAAACCCTTGTCTTGAAGGTCGTAGCGTTCCTTATGATACTATAGCACTGATGTATGTTCATATCGAAGGCTTTGATAGCGATTTTTGTATTAACCAAGGCTACATTCTCGCTCTTGATATTTGTGATACTTGGTATGCCTTTTCAAAAGCAGGATGGGAAAAACATAAAAACGATGAGGTATGAAGAAGAAAGGATATTACGAATACGGAAACGGAATCTACCCTTTGAAACTTTGGGTACACATCGGTAAAGACCTGAAAGAGCTGATAGATTCCTGTTTTGACAAGTGCAATGCTCCCGATAGTGATTACGGCGGCGTTACGTATGCCGATGCTGTCAGGAAAAGCGACAGAAGGCGCGGTGTTCTTGTTTCGTTCCAGTGCTCGAAGGATATGTCAATGGACTACTGCTGCCATGAGGCTTCTCACGCTTGCGATGCCATCGAGGACGCTATTGGTATGGAACACGGAGACGAGCCTTCTGCTTACTTGATAGGTTGGATTGCGTCTTGCATCAACAAGGCTCGTTTGGGCATTGGAGATTTCGTTGAAATTGTAGATAAGGAAGAAAAATAGCCCAAAGGCAAAATACCATTTGGTGTTTACCCCATCACTATATATAATAATGTAGTGGTGGGGATTTTTGTGTTAACGTCAGCAAATTATTTGTTTGTATTATTATAGAGTGTTAAAAGCTATAAGAAATACATTAAATAACTTGCATATTTCGAATATTCTTTGTATCTTTGCATCGTAATTAAGAAATAAAGGTTACTAATTAAAAATGGTGAGACACACCATAAAAACTGTAAGAAGAAAGTGAAAAAGTTTTTTGAAAACTTATCTGAAAAGTTTAATGATGCGGCTTTTGAGGCGCAACTTGATGATTTTACTTGCGAGTTTGATGCTATTAACAAACCTGCTGAAATCGTGGTGTCCGTTAAGAGTAGAAAGGTTATCCATTCATATGGAAATATTTCTTCTTATCCATATTACAATGTAGATAAGATTAATATCTATAATGAAGACGGAGAAGACGTTTCTTCAAAATATCCTTTGTTCTGCCAAAGAGTTAAGGATTGCGTGCCTTCTTATAAAGATGTAGAGAATGACTTGACGGAGGCAAATATGAGCGATACCGAGCTTTATTTCGGCTCAGAGGCTAATTATTTGCATTACAAGTATGGTAACTAAATGGTTTGGATATGGAGTACGAAAATAACTTTGTAGGTCTTTCATCTGTAACGAGTCACGCCCTTGAAATATTAAGGTATGAACTAGAGTATGGATGGACATTGGCTCTTATGCCAAATGATGTGTGGTACAACTAATTACTTTTAAAATTTCAAATTATGGCAGAATATAAAGTTGAAGTAGATTTGTCGGACTTGTTCGATGATATGACCATCAACGAGCAGAAGAACTTTTTAGTAGAAAAGTTCAGTTCCTTACCTATAAACAAGATGGTTGAAGTAGCTGGAGAAATACTGGATAACCTTAATGGCGACCAAGTAGCTAAAGTTATAGAAGACGCTTTCGATAACTTGCATGAGCAAGGTCAAGAGCAAGTAATCAACTATGTGAACGAATAAGGCTATGATGTCCGACAAACAATATAGAGTTGCTCGCAAGGGTGTTGTCGAGCAACTTAAATTAGCTCAGAGACTACATTGCAAGCACATGGAGCAGAAGTATAAAGTGGCTTTGGAGAAGTTAGAGAAACGCTTCTTAAAGCCGGATGCCGTGGGATGCTTCGATTTGGGCGCAAGGGTATCAAATAGTTATTATCATCTTTAAATAGTTAAGGTTATGGAAACAAAAGAAACAAGAAACAATATTGTAATTGATATTGAGACTCTTGGTAGAAGAAACGATGCTGCCATCACTCAGATAGGAATTGCTGCAGCAGACTCCAAGTTTGAACTACTAAGTAAATCCTTAATTCAAATAGATCCGAGAGTATGGAATAGTTGTAAAAGAACATTCTCAGGAGAAACTATTCTGTGGTGGTTAAACCAGAAGAATGGTCCGGTTGTCAACAATCAAACATTATACAGTTATCAGCAAGCAATGGATGTGTTAGATAAAATCCTCGCCTCTTGTGGCAAAGATATTATCATTTGGACAAAAGGTACTATGGATTTGTTCTGTATTAAAGACTTGTATGAGCACTTTGATAGAGAACTCCCTTGGCAGTTTTGGCAACCTAGAGACATCAGAACCGCAAAGGAGTTCATAAAAGAGTGGAAGACTTTTGAGAATAATAATCATAACGCTCTCGATGATGCTTTGAATCAGTTGAGAGAGTTGAAAGCTAACTTAATTGAAAGATAGATATGGAAGCAAAGATTAATATAGTGGAAATCCTAAAGGATAAGCCGCAAGGAACGAAGTTATATTCTTCCGCTTGTGGTAAATGCAAGTTAGAAGAAGTAGATGATAAAAGTTTCAAAATATCCTTTTATAATTCAAAGTTCGGTTTTATGAATGGTGGAGAAGGGTATCTTGATAAAAATGGCAAATTGTATGATGACGGAGAATGTGTTGTTTTTCCATCAAAGGAAATGCGAGACTGGTCTAAGTTCGCATGGAAGAAGGGAGACGTGCTGGTTTCCGAAGATGGAACTGCACATCTTATCTTCGAAAAGTTTACAGATGATACATACACAACTTTTATAGGAAAGTATCATTATGCCAATAATGATTATTACGTCAGCGAATGTGATAGTGCCATTACAGATTTATACACCCTAGAGACAGAGAATTCTGCCCAGACCTACATCAACACCATAGAGGAACGTTTGGGCGGAAAGTTGAACCGTGAAAGTTTGGAGATTGAAAAGCAGACTGAGTTCAAGGATGGGGACATTGTTTGTATCTCTGGCATGGGGTATCTTGCTTATGGTATAGTCAAAAGCATAGACAATTCATCTAAGAAGCTGGAATACTATGTGTTAAATGATATGAGCACCTTGAAATTTGAAGATTGGTTATCATTTGAAGACAAGCATATACAGCCTATCACAGAGATTCAACAAATAATTCTCTTTGACGCTCTCGAAAAGGAAGGCAAACGCTGGGATGCAGAGAAGAAACAGATTGTGGATTTGAAGCCAAAGATTGAGCTGAAACCATTTGATAAGGTACTTTCAAGAAGATGTTCTGAAGATTATTGGGTATTGAACTTCTATTCACATAAGTCACATAAGACAGATTATCATATATGCATTGATGGAAGTTCAAACTTATATTGCATCCCTTACAACGAAGAGACAGCACATCTACTAGGTACAACTGATGAGTGGAAAGGAGGTGAGGGATGACAGTAGAAGAATTGATTAACGAATTATCAAAGATTGAGGATAAGACTATGGAAGTCAACTTCCCTTATTCTCATGGTACACAAGAAAATGGGCAACCCATGAATGTTGATAGTGTATCAGTATATGATGATTGTGTTATACTTTATGATTAACCATCCTGCAAAGGATACAAATATACGTAATAATGAAGAAGATTAGTACTGAACGTTTGGCAGAGCTTCTTAAAGCTGAATACAAGTTAGACTTGTTGCAAGCAGGTGGAGTTGACAACTGGGATGGCTATGATGTTAGCCTTAGTTGCGAGTATGACGATGAAACGGAATCTTACTTTGATTTCAAAAAGAAGTCAGACGAGGAAATTACCTCTGAGTTTGAAGATGTTGAGTAACTAACCACCCTCTCCTTGGTAACAGGGAGAGGGTAAAAAGAAGAAAAGCGTTCTTTGACTTAGTGGATTACCGCAAATAAATTTGGAGATTACAAATATTTTCTGTATCTTTGCAGCGTTTTAAAATATAAATGATATGGCAAAGAATAAGAAAATTACAGTTCAAGGTACAGAAATCTCTGTGCTTCTTGGAGAAAATGATAATGACTATATCTGCTTAACAGATATGGTCAAGTCCTCTAATAAAGACAATAGGGCTGCTGATATTATTAAGAATTGGATAAGAAACAGGTCAACCATCGAGTTCTTAGGAGCTTGGGAGACCGTTTATAACCCAAATTTTAAAGTGGTCGAATTTGACCACTTTAGAAAAAGTGCTGGTTTACCGACATTTACAATGAGCGTAAATAATTGGGTAGAAGAAACCAACGCTATTGGCATTTATTCTAAGTCTGGAAGATATGGGGGAACGTATGCTCATAAAGATATAGCTTTCGAATTTGGAGCAGCAATAAGTCCTATGTTTAAGTTGTTTTTGATAAAAGATTATCAAAGATTAAAGGAAGTTGAATCAAATCCACTTTTGGAGCATTGGGACGTAAAGAGGCTTCTAACAAAGGTGAATTATGCAGTACAGACAGATACCATAAAAGATTATGTTATTCCTAAGCTTACAATAGAGCAAACAAAAAAGAATATTAGTAATATTTATGCTAGTGAAGCTGATATGTTAAATCTTGCTTTGTTCGGTTATACAGCTAAAGATTGGGCTAAAGTTAATCCTAATGCGGCTAAAAAGGGATTGAATGTGAGAGATTATGCCTCTATTAACCAACTTATAGTATTAGCTGGAATGGAAGCATACAATTCTGAAATGATAAAAGAAGGTAAGTCTCCGAGAGAGCGTTTTGTTGCTCTACACAAAATGGCAAAAGAGCAACTGATTTCTCTTAACAAGCATAATGCTGCCCACAAATTCAGATAACTATCTCCAGGAAATGACTCTCCTTTATTAGAGTAGGCTATATCAGCAAATTTTAAAACATAGGTCTAACGACCACTTTATAAGCGGTAATCCACAAGTTGGGTTGCCGCTTTTTGTATTCAATAATTTAAAAGAAGAATATGACAGACAGATTCAGATTAGCAAGCCAGATAGCAGTCCTCAAAGAGATTGCTGCTGACTATCAAGGCAAGACAATAGATAATATCATTCAACAGATGGAGGCAAGGTTTGATGAAGTGATTAAACAAGAAACAATATAGAACTATGGATAAGAAAGAGAAATCAATCAATAGTCATATTGATAAGGCTATAGGCTATTCAGATAAGGCTCATGACGAGTTGCAAATCGCTCTAAATATTGCTTTGGAAGGAAAAGGGCTTAGTAACGAGGAAAAGGAACTTTTAAGCGTTGGCTTTGCAACAGGTTCAGAAGAAGCCGTAGAGCGTGTTGCTGATGGTAGTTGTAATGATGAACATACCAGTGCCTGGGATAGCTCAATTAGAGACTGCCGAATATCTGAGGTATATCGCATGACAGGTGAGCAGATACGTGAATTTTTTAATTTGTAACTATGGATAAGAAGAAAGTTAAAGAGCTGATACAAGAAGTTATCAACAGCAATATTGATAGCTTGGAATTTGGATGCGATAAGCATAATGCTCCTTTGAGAAAGGCAAATAGCTTATTGCATGATGCTTTGATAGAGTTAGGAAAGTCAGACTGGGTATCTGTTGAGGATGGACTGCCACCTTACGATGAAAGCGTTTTGGTAACAAATAAAGAAACTCCTGAAATTGTATTGAAGACAAGTAGAACTAAATGCAAAGGTTGGAATACAGATGAAAATGGATTTCTTTGTGCTATTGCGTTCAATATAACTCATTGGAAACCTATTGAAAAGTTGGATGAATAAGTATGAATAATAAAGTTAAAGAAGCATTAGGTAGTGCAAGCTACCTTACATATCACTGGAGACAGTACTCCTTTGAGCAGCTTGAAAAAGAAATGGTTAGAGTGTGTGGGCTATGCCACAAAGCATTGGGCATTCCACAAGATGATAGCGTTACTGACTTCGAGCGAGGTCAGTGGTCAGTTATTCAAAACATAATTGGCTACGCCAAAGATTATAGTCTAGCTGCACAACTTTGCCGTGAAGCTGGTATCGGTTATAAGAAGATAAAGGCTCTTCAGAAGGATTGTGGTTATTCCTACAAGGAAGAAGTTAATGACTTCCTAAAAGACAGTCGTAATGATGGAACTGATTATTTGAAATTGGAGGAATAGTTATGGCATGGGTAGCAGTTAATTATCATGGTGTGGAAGTTATTCTTTCAGATAGACCGAAGAAATTATTCCGTAGGTTATGGGGCAAAGATAAAACCCAGATAATTCCTCTTCCACAAGGCTCTATCAAAAAGCTCATCGGAAGAGAATTATCTTGGAATGATGAACCTGTCGAACTTAAAGAAGATTGATATGGAAGAATTATTAAAGGCATTATTGGATGTATATATCCCAGTATTAAATGCTAATTGCAAGAAAACGTTTGCATTCTTAGATGAATACGTTCCACCACCTACAAGAAGGGAGAGACGTAAACGTGAAAGAGAACTTAAAAAGAAGAAATATGAGTGATAAAGTTAAATATTTATGGCTTGCTTGTGATAAAGATGGCGAGCTAGTGTTGTTCAAAGATAAACCATTCCGAGATGATTGGTATGGATTTTGGAGTAAGTGGAAAAGTGGTATTGATTATAATTGTAATGATGAGATAACTGCTAGAGACCATAGAAACAAAAGATTTACTATCCCAAGAAACAATATTGATTTATCATGGGAAGATGAGCCTATAAAAGTAAAATTAGTTTTTGAAAAGATAGGTGAATAAAATGTAGAACTTAAAGGAGAATAGTTATGACAAAACCTTACAGAATCAAACATAAGGCTAGTGGATTGTACTATCAGCCTGCAAACAATCATAGCAATCTTTCCAAGAATGGCAAGGTGTATATGACAAATAACTCGCCATTGATGTTAAATGATAGCTATGATTATATAGCTATTAGTGTTAGAAAAGGCACGAAGGTACATGATATTTTAGAAAAGGAAATGCCCTTAAAAGGTATAGAACGTTCCTATGGTGCAGAAGTTTGTTATCGTGTTCCAAAAAGTGAATTTAAAAAAGAAGAATTATTATGAAAATAGAAAATATTAAGTATAAGGCAAAACGTCTTGACAACGGAGAATGGATAATCGGAAGCTTTGTTGTAATGAAGATTCCTGCACTTAGCAAAACTACTATAGGTATCGTAGCATCAGACGGTGCAACGCTTCATGAAATTGACCCTACTACTGTCTGTCAGTTCACAGGGCTGAGAGATTGTGAAGGCAATGAGGTTTGGGAGCACGACCTAATACATTTCGTAGGGTATAAGCCTACAGCCGAAGTGCTTTGGTCAGAAGAGGACTATGCTTTTATGGCAGCCGGCGAGAATGAACCTCTTTATTTGCTTCCACATGTTCTGGAAATTGGTAAGATAGAAAGAGTTGGCAATAAATTCGATAAAAAGAAGTAGCGTATGAAGCGTATAAAAAGTATATTCTCTATGTTTGCTTATTGGGATAGAGTACATCAATTCCCAGACGGGCATATTAAAGTAGAAAATAATTTAGCTTGGAGAAGAAAACATATGCATGTTCGCAGTAGTAATAAACAAATACCTTTTTAGCGTATGAAAAAAGAAACAAGAAATGTAGTAGTTCTCGATTGGGAGGATAAAATTAAGCTACAACAATTTATCAAGGATTTGGAACAAATCTCTGAGACTTACCAAAGGCCTTGTAAGGAACTTACAGGTATCAATAATACAATTTACTATCTCAAAACGATTGAGGAGGAAATTAATTAAGATATGAGACTTTTAAAGAAAGATAAGCTAACGGCATATTGGGATAAGAAAGAGAACTGCATTGGTGCTTATCATCCTCTAGGGTTTATGACTCAAACAGATGCTCATTATCTTTTCGATAAGGTCTTCACCAAAGAGTTTGTCAAAGAAATGACTGATAGAGGATATGATGTTACAACGATGAAGTTTGAAATCTCTCCCAAGTTGCCGAACTATGAGCGATTCAACGGCTTATCAGAGAAGTATTACGGAAAGAAATAGTAGCGTATGAAGAATAAGATTTTAAACTTAATTAAGTCAGCCGTTTGGTTTGTCTTGTGTTTGTTTGTAGGAGCATTGATTTTTGAGGGCATTCGCTCTTTGGCTAATAGCAATGAACCTGCAAAGAAGATTGGTATGTCAGTATTCACTGAGGAAGGACACGATTATCTGGTTGTGGACACGAAACATGGTGTTTGCGTTATCCACGCTGAGAGTTGCCCTTGTCGTAAAAAGAAGTAGCGTATGGAAAATAATATGTTTGAAGATATTGTTGCTGAAGGCAATATAGTTGTGATAAATAATAATTGGATTGTGTTATGTAAGTGTTGGAAACCAGAATATCATAATCTGTTCTGTTATCTTTATCTCCATAAGGAATATAAGAATTTAATGGTAGGCTCTCATTTCACAATGACCGAGGATAAAAAGAAATCTACTCGGTTGGCTACCAACGAGGAGCGTCTTATGCTTTTTGAAGAAATGTTCAAGTATGGAATTACTTTCGATAAGCACGAACATCGTTTGATTGGAAAGTTAGTTGGTGTATGAAGATTAGATTAGCTAAGAAGATAATGAAGCAAGCTCGTCATCTAAGTACGGCAAGTGATTATTGGTACAGAAGATTAAGAGATTTTGAGTACAAAATATGCTATGGTTTTGTTGGTAAAAAAGACCACCGCATCACCAAGGCGATAAGTTTAACAAATAAAAAGAAATGAGATATGAATGAGTTTACAAAGATTTTCGCAAAGACAATAGAAGATGAAGCTATCAAACAGATAGAAACCCTATCTAATAGCGAGGCTTACAATAGTTGTAAAATAAGAATAATGCCAGATTGCCATGCAGGTAAAGGATGCACTATTGGCACGGTAATAGAGCTTGATAACAGAGTAGTTCCTAACACTGTTGGAGTAGATATAGGCTGCGGCATGAAAGTCGTAAGACTTGGTAAAGTTGATATTGACTTGCAGAAATTTGATGAAGCAGTCAATAAGTTGATTCCGTCTGGTTTTAATGTCAACGAGGGAGAAGTATCAGCCTGCATAAACGGATTGGTTGATGGTTGTATGTTTGGCAAATTCCGTGCTTGGGATTGTCTTGACAGCATGGAAATAGTATATCGTTCTGTTGGAAGTCTTGGCGGTGGCAATCACTTTATTGAGTTAGATGCAAATGAAGAAGGAGAGAAGTTTCTTGTGATACATACAGGAAGTAGAAACCTTGGTGTTAGGGTATGCAACTATTACCAAAAACTTGCCTACGAGTATTGCCGTAAGAAAATAGCTGATAAGTCTGAGGTTATTGCCAAGCTAAAAAGCGAAGGCAGAGAAAATGAGATACAGAGTGTTATTAAGTCATTAGGTACTAAAAATATAAGCAAGGAACTTTCTTACTTGGAAGGTGATTTGCTCAATGACTACCTCAATGATATGCGCATAGTTCAAAAATATGCTGAACGAAACAGAATGATTATCGCCAACAGACTTGTAAATGCTTTAGGTGTAGATATTGATGCTAATTCAGATAAGTATTCTTTTACAACCATTCACAACTATATAGATACAGACAAGGGTATATTGCGAAAGGGAGCTATCAGTGCAAAAAAGGATGAGGTAGTCATTATCCCAATGAATATGCGTGATGGTTCTCTTATCTGCAAGGGAAAAGGTAACAAAGATTGGCTATGCTCTGCCCCTCATGGCGCAGGTAGATTAATGTCTCGTACACAGGCAAAGAAAGAGTTATCTATGGATTCTTACAAGAATGAAATGAATGGTATTTATTCCACATCAGTTTGTGAAGAAACCATTGATGAAGCACCTATGGCATACAAGCCAACCGAAGAGATTGTTGAGTTAATCAAACCTACGGTTGATGTCATTGATGTCATTAAGCCAATTTACAACTTCAAAGCAAAATTATAATGAGCAAGGAAACTGGGAGGAAGTGGAAGAATGAAAAAGAAGTATAGTTTCGCAAACGCCAAGCCTGTTCCTTTATAAAGAGTCAAAAAAGCTTGGTATTAAACAAGAGTTGCGATTGCTTTAAAAAGGGTAGGGGAAGTTATTCTTCCCCTATCTCTTTTAAACCCAAATCTATTAATAGCTTATCCAATATTTCATTCACGTCATTACGGAAACTTCGGTAAGTAACATAATAGAAACTGATGTTTTTGTAATCATGGCTTACATTAGAACATGTACACCCCAAAACCTTAGCGATTTTTTCTCTTAACCCTCTTCTCATCTTAGAACCGCCAAGGGCACTAGGAGAATAAAGATAAAGAATAACAAAGATAAATTGCTTGCGTACCATTGTGGAATTTCGTCCGGCATGATAGCTCATAAACTTATCGTAAATATTGCCTACTTGCGATAAGTCTTGCATCAATGGAATGGAAAGACTTATTTCTTCCTTGGATAAGATGGCCTTAGTTTCTCTAATCCATTTTATGCGTTCCATGATTTTCTTTAGATTCATTTCAATGTCTGGTTCTTTCATTCTTTTCTATTTTTAATCCAACATTTCATAGACGAAGTTAACCTCGTCTGCATCTATTTGTTTCCTAAACTTTTCTATGTTAGAAACTATCAACGAGCAGTGCTCGTACGAACTCTGCCCATTGATAACTTTTTCTATTCTTGTTATTCGGTATCTCATTTTATTTCGATAAGCGTTAAAATACAATACCCCAATAAATCTTTATAGCTGTCTAGGACAGGCTCTTCTTTAGCATCCTCGTTCAAAGTCAGCAAAGAGCAAATACGATTAATCTTCTCTTGCAAATGACCGAAGGCATACGGATAACCATCTTTAGCAAAACATTCAGAAAATGCGTTTCCATACCGCTTATTTTTGGTTTTGAACAATTCGATTTGCGACTCGATGATGTCGTTATAATCTGAAACAATATACCAAGAGAGCGTAAGCAAGGCTTCCATCGCCATTACACTGATATGGCTTCGTAAGGTTTCTTTGTCTTCAGAAGATGCTCGTATCCCATACATAAGACGAAGGAAATTGGCTGCGCTTGAAAATAATCCGAGCTTTCCGAAGTCCTCCCTTAGAGATGAAACGAAAGTGGCATTATCCTTGCATTCAATCATGTCTGCCAAACGTCTTATCACAAAGATATACTTGTTAGCATATTCGCAACACCCATTGTTATTTTGTTCCACCATGTCCGTATCCTCCTCCACGATTATTTTCCATATTCAACTCTCCAAGTATGCAATCTGGATTTTCTACCTTGCGGAATGCGCCCTGGCAAACACGAGTGCCTTTCTTGACTACGAAAACATAATATTCGTAATCTGAATCTAGTTTAAATTTGCTATCCTTTGTCGGCATATAACGGTCGGAATTAACTCTATAAAGCGCACCAATATTGTCCCTATAATCTTCATTGACCAGACCTAGGCAAATATCAATATCCGCTCTAACATTAGTCATGTAACCAACTCGTGTTTCGTTCTTGCCAATAAAGGCCACATCAACTTGCATACCTTTGTCAGTAAAGCCAGAACGTGAACGAATATCCAAGCCAACATCTTTAGGAAGTTCCACGCCTAAATGCAGATTTATGTGACCTCTTCCCATTTTCACCCAAGGCATATTCAATACCACATCTTGTGGACAGTAAAAATCAACTGCCGCAGCATTACCTTCCTTATAAGGAACACGACCACCTCGCAAGTCAAGTACATAAGCCTTGCCTTGTGCTACTAACTTCTTTATTAACTCCTTATCCATTGTATATAAAGCCTAAATCATTTAAAGTTCTACAATTCTTAACCAGTCCTTTTGCCCATAAATTACGCAACTCAGGTAACGGGTCTTTTCCGTACCTATTCTTTATGGTTGCTAAGGTCAAGATTTCCGGTTTAATATGTTTATCTCTTTTCTGCTGTCTTAGCTCCTTCAGAATATTCTCCAAGTTCTCCATTGACGAAATCCTCCATTGTTATATTGTCAACCCCAAATTTATCAGCCAGATCATCGTTCCCAATAATCAGCCAATTAGATTTGTCTTTGAGAAACTCAATACTCTCGGTGCTTTTTGCAGCATCAACAAAAGTATCATCAATATTATCAGTAGAGCAATATGGAACTACCGCATTAACTGTATACATAGCAATTTCGTATGAAATAACCGATACCATTTTCTTGAATGTTATATCGCTTGAATACATTACTTGGTTCTTGTCATATCCTAAGATGTTGACACGGACTATATTATTATCTGCTTGCAACGCTCTAAAGAAATCGTGCTTTAGCTGAAAATCCGTAATATCTACAGGATGCTCGTTACCCGATGGAATACTTATAATATCCAACAGGCTTACAAAAATAACTTTTTTATTCATTGTCTTCATCTGTTAATAATTTATCTATTGTTTTTTCTAATTCGTCTAATCTTAGAGTATAATCCTCTTCGTAAACGCATGTCAATGTAGAAATAAAGAACTTATCATTATCTGTTCTCAATTCAATCTCCATGTATTCCTCGTAATAGCTATCATATTTAATTACTATCGAAAAGGAGTTCATGTAATTTGGGTCAAACCTTCTCTGCAAAGCTTGTGCTCTCGTAAACGCATCATTGAATTCGTTTGTCATGGTTCAATATTTTGTGTAAGCATTTCTCTGTTCTTTGCCATTGCATCATGGAAGCCTATATCGTATCTGTCGGTCTGCTCCAGCTCATAGTTCCGCTTTATAAGTTCACTTGTCTGATACGAACTCTTTGCTAGTTGAATTTTAAAATAGATAAACTCAACAAACATAACCATAAAGCAGATAGCAAAGCCTATTATTACTGCAGCCTTTGTATTCTCCTTACAGAACCTTACAATACACTTAGCAAGCCAGCATGTTGTACTAACTATGCCTACAAGTACAAGGTAAGGAATTCGTAAAAGAACCTTGCATAACATACCCATAGTACTCTTCGTATAAGATGCGAAATCCGTACTTGTAAAAACTAACTTTAACTTCTTCATATTTTAGCCTATTTAATGTTTATCAAAAGTCTTTTGTTAACGAACCACAACAAATCAATACCATTCATCATGCAATATCCGCAAAGCATGCCAATCAAGATTATTATCTTCTTGAACACTCGGTAATGTGTCATTTCAATCTTCAGCATAGACATCATCAAGTCTTCAAAGGAACGGTCTCTCATTGAATCTGGGTCTAGCCTCAATGATTTGACATTCATCTTGTACTTATTGGCCATTGAGAATAATATAATAGCAAACTCTGCTAATTTGTCCTCTAGAGTTCCGGCAACGAGTTTAGAATATATTTCTATCGTACCACGTCCATTAACATTTTCATATTCCCAACGTTTGGCGTTGAAACGACCTTCGTATTTGCGCATTTCTACAATAGCGTCAATTACGTTGAATGTTTCTGCTCTTTGGGTCTGGCTAGCAACATCAAAGTTGCAAGCCTCTATAATCTGTTCTATTTCTGCTATCTCCATTTTATACTATTGAATCTAAGTCAAAATCATTAGAAGGAATGAAAGCCACATGGTCTTTCTCCCTTGTCATCGTTTTCTCTCCTGTTCGCACGCAATTAATTTGCTTGGGATTTTTATGTCGTACCACAAATGTTCCAAAGCTGCGTATCATAACACGGTCTCTGTTGCGCAACGATTGCTTTGTGAGGTCTATGAAATAATTCACAATGGCTTGAACATCATCCTTGCGGAACTTTTTGCCATTTACATCTCTAAGGTTCTTAATGATTGCCTTGACAATTTCTTCTTTCTTCATATTCTCTAAGTTTTTTATTCCCTAAACTTCTAATCAAGTCGTATGGGTCTATACCATATTTCTTAACGAAACATTCTCTTAGCTTGCATATAGCCTTAAAATCTGCATTTGTTGTATTCTTGACTATCATATAAGCTGAGTCTAATCTAATATCAGCTTTAGGAGTTTTTACCCGAAAAATCTTGTTGCCTTTCTCGTCTTCGATAAGTTCTATATTAACTTCCTCGCCCTTAGCTTTTTTTCTTGCCGCCCATTCTTCATAAGTGATGGCATTTTGCTTGATAGCCTCATCTTCTTTAGCCTCTTTCTCTTTCTGTATATTTGCCTCTACTGCTTTTATGGCATCTATACGATTGGAACAGAAAGTATTCAAGCTCTTTGTTATAACTTGCGGATTTGGCTTCTTGTAGAATTTCTCAAACTTTCCGGCAATAAACATCTTGAAGAAAGTAATCAGCTCGTTCAGATTAAGGAAATAATACTCATCCTTTATAGCATTTGCAGTCATTATCTTGATATTTTCAGTAGCCTCATTATTTACAAAGCCACAAATACCATAGACATCAGAAACCCATGCTACAAGCCATGTTATTGCACTTCCTTCTCCATAACACAAGTCAAGATAGGTAAGTGTTGGTGCGTTGCTTTTAAAAGCTTTCCCGATTGGCATCTTACTACCTACTTGGCTTGATGGAGAGAAAGACATTAGAACGTTATCGAATGTTCCGTACTCATTGAATATTCGTTGCTTTTCTCTGTTGATTGAGACGCTGCACGAGGTCGGCTGATTCTTGGTAATAGCCTTGCTCTGCGTCTTTATTAGTCCCTTGCTTTCTATCATCATAATTTCCTTCCAATACTTTAACAAAATTATTTGGTCTCATAATCCAATCAAAACTCGCCATCCATCCATTACTACCATTAAGGAATGAAGATGCTGCCGCCTTGTCAATCATCAACTTCATCTGCTCACTCCCATATTCTTTAAGCCGTGAATTAATCATTGACTTTCTCTTCGATGTCAGGGCATGAACTAGAGGCATTCCTCTTCCAGCGATAACCTTATTGAAATATTCGCAAACCTTTTTTGCTTTATCATCCACTTGTTGTACACTAGGGACGTTATTCAATGCTATTCGTTCAGGTTCATTCTTGTGTGGTTTAGATTCTTCACCTTCAGCAAATTCTATGTTGTCTTCATGTTTCCAAATAAAGACTTTTCCGTTTCCGATAGATACCATTTGTTTCTGAAATAACCCATCAATAGCTTTTTTTGTCTTTGCCACCGACATACCTATCTTTTCCGATAATTCTTTGTTGCTCCCATACACATATCCGTCTTTGTCAGCATTAAATGAAAGACGTACGAAAGCGACTAATTCATCAGCATCCAAGCTACACGCTTTTTCGTCTAATTTTACTATCATATCTTAAAAGAATGTATTTGTTAATTGTTTATTTCCACTCATTATTACCCACTTTCCTTTGCCGTTTAGGTCTAGCAATTTCAAGTCTTCAACTTTCCCGAACCTCTCATAAGTACCGCAGAGGTCAACAAACCAAGGTCGTTTCCCTTTTGATAGTCTAAGAAGTCTTCCTACGACTTGATAGTATTGCGCTAATGAACGTGTTGGCTTTGCATACACGACCGTATCTAACTCCGGATAGTCAAAACCTACGACCAATATTTGACTATTTACCAATACCTTAGTCTGACCATTACGGAAACGCTCGATGATTGCTTCACGTTCTTTCGGTGGTGTCTCGCCACAGACCATTTCGCAGTTAGGTATGGAATAGGTCAGTTTCTGAGCCTCCTTAACGAACTTCGTAAAAACCAAGATACCTTTACGCTGTCCACCTCGTTTAGGATTAAGCAATCTTTTAACAACACTAACTAGCCATCCGTACAAATCTACACGTTCATATTCTTGCTTGACACTTTGATCAGTGTAATCACGGCAAGTTGAATTGAGCTGCAAGTTTCCTTCGTTCCATTGTGGTGGTGGGCATGTGTAATAGTTCGGAAGACAGATATATCCGTTCTTTGCCATATCCTCAACTTGAACATAGTAAATAAGCTCCTTGAAAATCTTGTCTCTACTTCTTGTCAGAAACTTCAGTATGCTACCATAGTTCTGATAGGAATACAGACGGAAAGGTGTTGCGGTTAAACCTATGACCTTGCTCTTTAATTTATCAAGAAACTCCTTATACATGCCGGATTCAGGTTTCACTAAATGAACCTCATCAATCAATATGTATTTGAAGTCAGTAAACAATTCGGGATGTCCTTTCACGCTACCAATTGTAGCAAAAGTAACATCGCTGATTTCTTTTGATTTAAAGCTAGCGGAATAGATGCTGGCATTATCAAATCCATAAGAACAATACTTCTTGTAGTTTTGTTCCAAAATTTCCTTAGTAGGAGAGAACACAAGCACTTTATCCTTGAGCCTAGCAGCTATATCTGCCAAAATCAATGATTTGCCCGATGCAGTAGGGAGCACTTCCAGAGCGTTCCAATTTTTCTTTTCATCCAAGAAAAACTCAACTGCCTTCTTGCTTGCTTCTTCTTGATATGGTCTTAATTTAAACTTCATTTCACAAATAATATGAAATCACTTTTGTTACTATATAGGAATGCACAAGTCTTATGCATAACAAAAGCCAATAGAAAAATGACCTTACAGTTTTTATGGTGTGTCTCACCAAGACGATTGCAAAGGTACGAAGAATAATTTAATAATGCAAATAAATTAGCGTCTATAACTGCGACTATAACATTATTTAAACCTTATTAATTGTCTTTTTCTTCATTCATTTTCAGAATTAGAGCCGCATAGTATTTATAGAGTTCCTGTAATTCAAACACCGACCAATTCTTTGCTTGATGCTTCATTACTTCCAGTAAATCGACTTGTTGTTCTCCGAGCCGCTTTACTTCTTCCATATCTAAAGGAACGTGAGGATGCTTTTGCAAATAAGCCAATCTTCCAAGCTTCATTACTAAATTCTTTCTATAACCGATAAGATGGTCAGAAGAGAATCTGTTGCATCGTTTGCATTCCGCATTCTGATTACGTGTATCAAAGCGCAAACTCATATGAGTTCGTCCGCAATAATGCCCATTGTCGGCTTGGTCGATTGGCAATATTCGTCCACAACTGATACATCTGAAGTACTTATAGTGAAACTCTCTAGAGTCTCTCATGCGGATATAAACCGACATAAGCCTATCTAGCTTGTCAACCCACTTTTGCTTCTCGCTCCTTTGGTGTTTAGGCTTCTTTCCACCTTTGTTGAATCTATCATAATATCCCATAATCTTTATCCTTTATCAAACCAAAAGTCATAGTTGCTGCTGTGGGGGTCGAACCCACAACCTTTTTCCGATTTGGGCGGACGTTCTACCATTGAACTAAGCAGCACCACCCCATAGGGGGATTTCAAACTAATTAAATAATAAGAAAAATGAAAAGCCTTACTCCTTTGGTTTACCCATATGCAAGAAAACATCCATGATTGATGTTTCCTTAAGGCTTGTAATATTGTAATCAATCATAGTCTTACCCATAATCTCATCTACATTCTTACGAGCCTTCTCAATGGTATCACCCTGCACAAGATAACGAACCTTGGTCTTCCTCTCCTTGCCAGATTTTTCGTCAATAGTAATCATGTTAATACTGCAATCGTAGTATTTATCCTCACTATCTACCTCTGAAAGGAACAACTCAGAGAAACCAGCTTTCTTCATAGTGACAATCTCCATATCACCATTTGTGTATACCGCCATTTCTTCTGTAGTCTTAGCCTCGCATTCTGACCATGACAAGGCATCTACAACATATTGCTCTGTAGTTTTAGCGTTCGTTCCGTCTTCTAGAGTTTTCTCATAACGAACACCTACGATAAAATACTTTCCTGTTAATGATTTCATATTCTTTCTTTTTATGTTAGAGAATGTGGTATCGGTGAGGCTTGAACTCACGACCTAATGTTTAGGAAACATTTGCTCTATCCAACTGAGCTACGACACCAAGCATCCTATAAAAACTCTTTATTTAATTCTGCTTGCCTCTCCACCTGCGTCTGCCATACCATATAAGCATGGTCTTGTGGAGTCGGTATGTATAATCCTCTTTCCATTGAGCAATGATGAAGCCATCGGTCTATACATAAAGACATTTCTTCTTTGTCAAGGTCTGGTATGTGCCTCCAATATTGGAAGGTCTTGCCTTGTTTATTCTCACGCTCCCTAAGAAAAATATCCTTGTTTACACGTTTGAACTCTTGTTCGATATAGTCCTTAGTATATCCTTCTTCAATAGCTACGTAAGTGATTGTTACCCACAGATAAGCATTCTGCTGGATTGTCCTAGATTGTTGTCTCTCTTTAAGGTCAACAACAAAGAACTTCTCATTATAATAATCACTTTGTAGTTTCTTGGCTTTGGTTATCATAGCCTTGGTTCGTTCCTCGAACTTTTCAAGCTCGACCGGATTCAACATATTATATACCATCTTTTTTAAATGAAAGGTGGAGAAAATTAATTCTCCACCATAATAAGTTTAAAATGGCGCATCAGATGTGTTAGTACCACTCGGCTGCGCTGGTGGAATTGGTGCTGAACCTGCGGCTGGAGCTTGTGGTGGAAAAGGATTATTAGCAGCAGCTTGCATGCCACCTTGTGGCGCATTGTTCTGTGCTTCAATCTTTTGCATCTTGTAGCCACGAACAGATGTAAACCAGTCTGTTGTGCCATCCTTCTTTGTTCCTTGATATGATTCAACGTCAAAGAATACTTCAGCAATATCCCCGACATTAAAACCATCCGGTACATGTACATTCTTACCACTGAATTCAAAGATGATGCGCTTTTCGTAGCCACGTTCACCTGTCAAACCATCGAAACGTGTTGCATCAAGCATCAAACGTCTCTTTTCAAATGGTTCTTTACCTTGTCTCTGAATAGATTGAATGCCTTCGATAGCAACAATCTTACCTTTATAACTATTAGACATAACTTAAAATATTTAATAAAACAATAAATTATCCAACTCTTTTCAAGGTCAAACTAGGCTTTACCTTAGTTACCTTTTTATACTTTTTCAATAGATGGTTGTAAGCTTCTTCGTCATCCGCATCAAAAGCCTTCGTGTCTAACGTAACCCTCTCAGAAGCAGACTTCAATGAATAAGTGTAAATTGAAGTTTTATAAGACGTTAGGTTGTCATTTGACATACCATCAAAGATAGCTGCCTTCAACTCCTTTTCCTGTTCTTGCAATTTAGCAATGCGCTCTTGAACGTCCATGAGTGCGATTTCGTTATCTATAATGTAATAAGGTGTTTTTGTATCATCATTATACAAACGACCTTCTTTCTCGCATCGGAACAATTCTTTAACATCACTCGCTGGTCTTGGCTTGCCTAATGGGATGAGTTTACAGATTGTTCCACGCTTCTCGTCATCACGTAACCACATACAACATATACGTGTAACCTTCAGATGAGGATTCAATGTTTCGAAACCGAACTTATACATCGAGTTCTGCCAACGCACATACTCCTTATTAACGGAATAAGTACCCTTAATATCCCAAATCTCAACCTCATCGTCCGGTGCATCATCCTTGTGCATCACCAAGTCGATTGCACTTGCATGGTCTTCTCCGATTCGAAGGACATATTCGCTACCTATAATCTCATATCCATTCTTCTTGATATAAGCGACAAAATCCTTGACACTCTCTGAGGCTGGCTCAATACCCAATGAAGCAAACAACTCTACCTGCTCATGGATAATAGTGCCTTTTTCGGCAGCTTTCTTCAATACCTCTTCGCTTACGTTAGAGTACATATTGGGAAATACATACTGATGAAGCATACCTGTAATGCCACTTAATTCACGACCATCATAAAAGTATTGATGTGTGGAGTCCTCATAAAGAACTCCACTGTTATTCAATTGTATCATACTAATCTTGATTTAAATTGTGTCAACTTAGCTAAGAACTCTGCATTCTTTTGATATTCGGGATAAGCATCATAAACAGCTTTTAAATCCTTCTTGCTCTGTGCGAGTTCCATCTTTCGTAATGCACATTTGCGTTTAAACTCTTCGGACTTCTGAAGGTCTGGGAATCCGTTCCAAACTCTATCTACGTCCTCCCAAATTTGAGCCTGTTGCAATTGTGGATAAGCATATTGTTTTTGCTCATTAAGATTTTCGTCTTTTTCTTCCTCGCTCTTTGGGGCTGGTTCAGAGTAACCATATACTTCTTTCTGCTCATTCATCCATTCAAGAACTTCTTGTTCTGTCATGCCGCAATACCAACGCACAATGTTATTCTCATCTTGAATAATAAGTTTGGCAATACATCTGTTTGTATAACCTACATATCCAACATGGAAAATTGTCTTCAACTTTCCGCTTTGAGAATATTCGGTGTTTCGGTTGAGGTTGATGAATATCTTCTTGGGAGCAGTATACAATTCTCGACCGATACCTAAACAAGAGCATGCACGCTTGAAAGAATCACTTGCTTGACCTTTAACGGCTTCAGTGTTACTTGGCGTACCAACATCTTGCTTATCTATCCAACCGATGCCTTCTTTATAAACGGAAACCGTACAAAAGAGGTTCTGACCGATAAGCTCATGTTTACGTTTCCAACCATAGATGCCGAACTTCTCATCTAATCGTCTCATGTCACATCTTGCGTCCTTGTAAAGCAACAAGGAACACCAGTCCGGTGACTTCTGATTACCACCTTGACCAACACGGACTTCTATCTCATCTGCATCAAGGAGGCGAAACTCATAATCCTTAATTTCTACGCTCTGCCCTTCTACAGGCTTCGCTGCCTTATTCTCTGCCATAGTCGTATATTTTAAATAATCATTTTCTTTATCTGACAAGAAACAACAAGTTCATTGATTTCTTTGAGAGAATAATATCTAGGTGAGTTTTTACTATCACCTACATATTCTTTCATTAACCTATTCTTGACCCATTTGTCAATCATCTGTTTTTCGAATCCTTTTGATGCAAGATAGCATTCGGCATCCTTTCTGCGTATCTTGTCGGAACGCAAGCCCATTTCGAATTGGGCATCCATCCGTCCCGCTTGAAATGCGATAGATACTAATTGCTTAATCTCGCTTAATGACATATTCTTTCTACAGTTTTTATGGTGTGTCTCACCTTTTTATGTAATATTGCAAAAAATATATTAAATTTCTTGCAAGTTACGATATTTTTATGTATATTTGCAACATATTTAATGTTTACGAGTGCAAAGATAAGAAAAGTATCGCAAATATGCAAATAAATTAGTGTTTTAATATACCATATTAACCTTTATTATCTTTAAACTCTAAATGTTTACATAAATTAAGTTACACATGCGCTTACTGCGTATTAAATTTTAGGTTATGAATAGTGCATACGAAAGACTGAAGGCTGTAATCACTGCTTTGGGTTACACTTCAAATGAAAAATTCGAGGATACCGTAGGCTTAGGACATGGCTTCGTAAGCCGTATAACTAATCGTGTATCTTCCAAAAGCTTGCAAGCTATAACGAGAAAATTTCCGCAGGTAAATCCAAGTTATATTAGGACAGGAATGGGGGAAATGTTCATCTCTTCACCTATAAAGGTAAGCGAAAACGAAAACGCAAAGACTAGACTGCGTGAGTATCTTAAATATAAAGGAATTACCAAACGTGAATTTTGCGACAAAGCCGATGTGGCCTCTAACTTTCCAATCATAGGGAAAAATGGTGTGTTCACGGCAAGGGTATCTTATAGAGTAAATTCTAAATTTCCAGATCTTAATATGGATTGGCTAGCTAATGGAGCTGGTGAAATGTTGCAGCCGGAGGCTAATATTGAAAAATTCAACAACTACAAAAGCAGAATTGCGCCATTCTGTACGGAGATGGGAATTAGTACTACATTCTTCTTGCGGAAGTGTAAGAGCTATACCAGTGCAATTAACAGATTGCCGGATATGCCTAGCGAGACTTTCTTGAAGAATATCTCTTTGGCTTACCCTCAGCTAAATCTGAATTGGCTTAAGACCGGAGAAGGAAAGATGTTTAACGATGACATCAAATCGAATATCAATTCAAGCGTCAGCTTTGTTCCTCTTGTTCCACAGATGGCTTATGCAGGTTATCTCAGCGGATATGCAGATGATGTATATATATCATCGCTCCCAACAATCCCTATTGTAAAGGAAGATAAAGAAAAGTACGTAGCATTCGAGGTAAGCGGTGATTCTATGGATGATGGCTCGTCTAGAGCTTATCAGAATGGAGACATCGTTATATGTAAAGTCTGCCCTGACTACATGGTAAAGAGCAATGGACTTCATATAGACGGAAAGGAATATATCATAGTTCATAAAGAAGGTATTCTATTGAAGCGTATCATTGACTTGGATATGAATAATGGAAAGCTTATATTGCGTTCCTTTAATCCTACCTATCGTGATTTAGAGTTGGATTTAGCAGATGTGAAGCAGCTCTTAGTTGTGGAATATCAGCAGAAAAGGAAATGATAATGTAAAGTATATTTGTATGTTCTGTGGAGTAGGCTTGCGTAAAATGTCGCAAAATTGCCGCAAAATGATTATTCGCCTATAGCGTAAGTCGCTATTGTTTAGATATTTTATTGGTGTTCCGTATAACAGCCTTCTAAGCTGTGGGTCTTGGGTTCGAACCCCAACGGAATCACTATAATAAGCAAAATGAAACTTATTTGTACAAAAATAGCGTGAGAGAACAATGGCAGTAAGTTGCTTATTCATAGGTACTTATCTCTGTTGTTCTTTTTTTTGTTTTTAAATATATTTTATCACTTATTCCTCTTTTATGTACTCTTTTCGTAAATAGCTGTTAATCAATATGTTATGAATTTGACGTATTGAGGAATCATCCATGTGTGTTACAAATGTGTTATCAAAAAGCGCTAATGTGTTACCAGAATAGAGAAGTTGAAATCCTTAATGACCGTGACCTTAATGACCGGAAAACGGCCCTAAACATTTATTTGTTTTTCTGATGAAACTCCTTCCTTGTCTTAGCCATTGCTTCCGTAGCCCTATCGTGGGTCTCTATCAGCAATGGACTCTTGTGATATTGCACAATCTTGACTCCGACAAAGTTGTGCCTTTTCTTTTCCTCGATGCATTGAACAATCAAGTCTGGATTGGCAGACTTTGAGGTTGGAGTCTTGTCAAAGTTCTGAATATAGGCAGCATTGGTCAGGAAGAGAATGTCGGAACCTTCCGGTATTTCCTGCATTACCTTCACCATGAGGGTTAGCATCATGCGGAACTCTGTGGTGTGTAGGTCGCTGATTACATCACGACTGATGATATTGCCGTTATGCTCAATCACAACGGCAGCACCACCAGCTCGCTCTTTATGACCATAATCACATGAGCCACCTATCCAAACGTAATATGTAGATGTATCTTGTGTCAT